CTACTTCTTCACGCCATTTCCCACTGACAGCAGAATATATCCTTCCATATTTTACAATGCCGACATTATCAATCTTCGACATCTTAACGCCATCATCCGTTTCCTTTCTAATTATTGCGTTCATTTATTCACCCATTAAATTGCGACAGATAATTTTCCATGCGGATTGAACTTGCACCATTCCTGATAACCGTCATCCCTGACATTGCTGTAAACTGTATGTCTGCTCTGGTATCTATCCGCCACAAAATTAGAACACGCTAAATTTTCCTAATATTGAAAAACATTACAATACTGCGATTAAAGTTTCCAATGCTTTATAACATTCTTTTGCTGTCATTACAGGGCTACATCTTCTACCCCAATGAAGAATAGTATACATCCCTGACTCCTGATATATTTCGAGCTTGTGCCTGTTATGCCTTCCTTCTTTGTTGTATTCTTCAAGTAGCTTGTCAATCTTTCTTTTGTATTGCATCTTTTCCACCTCTTATTTTAAATACTCGCATTCAACAAATTCTGTAATATCTTCCGGAGTCATCAACACTGCATTTTCTCTTAAGAATTTAATGTTATTCTGGCATGTTTTTGAATCAACATAATCCGTATTGCGCCAGTCATCATAAACGCAATCTTGTGCTTCAAAATCCATGTATTTTTCGGCGTCCATGACAGAATTAGAATCACAGCATTGGTTTACAAACCCATAGCTAATCGTCCAATCCGGTTTGATATCAATAAACAGTTTCCCATCATTATTATCTACGCCGGTGAAGACGTACTTATTAAAACTATCTGTGATGCCGTACTCACTATACCATTGAGTTATGTCGTAGCTATCTGAAATATCATGAGTATCGAAATTCACTTCCAGCAGTTTACGGATGCCGTCTTTTTTCCACCGAAAGAAATAACCTACATCCAAATCTTTATTCCGAAGCATAATTTCAATCGTATGTCGTGCTCTTGAAACAAGATACTGTCCATAGCACCACTGAAAATAGCTCGCAATCAGGTGGCTATTCCCATTTCCATCTTTCCATCTAATGTAAACCTGCGATTTCTGTCCCATTTTTACGTCCTTTCTATACTGTTATTTTAAGGGAACCCACCGGAAGAAACATTCAAAACTTCCGATGGAAACTAACTATAGATAAATCTTTTTGACTATCACTGTTAGTTTTCCGGTCTTTTCATCATACAAATATGTAATAATAATTACCGGTGTTTTCCCTTTGTTCATAGTCAATCTCCTCTGTTTGTGCTTTTGACGTAGAAGATTGCTAGAATGTTTTTTAAAGGGTGATGCCAGCGATTCGAACACTGGCTCATATCATAAGATACGATTGCACCATCTTGCACATACCCGTTACTTTATTTCTTTTTTACGTAGTAACCATATACACAGCGCGTTCCGCCGCGAGAACAATCATATGTATCATTCAGAACACCATCAATAACAGCTGTGAAATGTTTTGATAAATTGCAAACGATTCTTCCCTTTGGAAGCTCATTTTCATTCAGATGAACCTTACAACCGGAACCAATCGTCATTGTTGGAACCCATCCCCAGCCAAGGTATTCCATAACCTTTCGAATGGTATTCTTGTAAACGCCGGTTCTTGCATTGCTTTTTCCTTTTTTCCGTTTTCCGGTGCGCTCAGTCTTTGCGAATTCGTTAATAAGGTTATAGATTTCTCGGTACGGCTTTTCAGTTGCGATTGCAATTGCTCTGCATACACAATCGCCCGTCATACCTTTGAACCCAGCTTCAGCTCTTCCGCCATCGTTAAAAACAAATTCCATAGTAACTCCTTTCGTTGTGCTTTTGTTATCTTTGCAGTATCATAATAACTCCGCACAACGCATTTGTCAAGCGTTTTTTCAAATTGATTTTAACGCATGGAATTAAACTTAAATACCCCATGGCAAAAGTCATCCGGAGAATCAAAGCATCCTTCTTTGACTTTCTTTTCCCACTGCTCTTGACTATATATCCATGCGCAGTTTACAATCCCTGTATAATAGTCTGGAAAGTATACACGAAAAACTTTGCAAGCCTGTTCTAAACTCTCAGCGTAAATTTCAATCCATCCTTTATAGAATGGATACTGCGAATCCGTGCCAAATACAAAGTAAAATGGTTTCATAGTTCTTGTAGCAAACATAATTAACTCCTTTCCTCTATTAAAATCACTTTACCTACTCGTGAGTTTGAAAAAGCACCATCACTAAGCTGTCGCCAAAACTCTTTTTGGCATTCTTTTAAAGTGTTACTTGTGATACGGACAATGGCTCCTGTATTGTCGCCAGTTATCTCAATAATTCTTGTTGTCTCGTCATCGCTAAAATTATATTTACAGGGCGACGGAAAATTGTCCTTCCGCTTCTTCCCATAAACGCCAAACACATTCCATGTCATTGTAATCATGCTTACCCCACCTTTATATATTTTTGTTCTCATTTTTTTGCAAGCAGTTTTTCGATTTCTGCCAGTCTTGCAAGTAACTTTTCTCTCTCGTCCATCAATGCCGCTCTGTCAATTTCTACTTCCCGGATTTCCTCAACAGTAACATTGTAATCAGTTGGAATACCTAAAGCATTTCTGGATATGTTTCGCACCTTAATAACCGTACCAGCTTCAACAACTGTTTTCCAATTCATTCGGCTTCCCCCGCTCGTGATATTCCCAGAAAGAAGGGTTACATCTTCCCCAAGCCTAGCCCCGGTATCTCTTCCAAAAGCTCTTGCTATATTCTTACCAAACATGGTGATACCCTCACAGGTCTCCTCCTCATTATCTGCGAATGTTATCTTTACCGTCACCCGCTCGGAATCATCGGCACAATCCGTTTCTCCGTACACTTCCATCATGTAGCCCCGAACGATATCAACTTCTGTTTCCGGTATTGTCCAGCATTTTTCTGCCCCATTCCACTTTGCACCGCCGATGCTCTTGACCTTCGCAACGAAGTCCTTGTTATACGGTGTGAAGACCTTTGCTCTCCCGTTCTCTCTAGTAATCTTCATTTTTTCTACCTCCGTTTAGAATGTATACGGGGCTTTCTCCCCAGCCTGTTCACTGTACCGGTTTCTTGTGGCCATCAGGAAGACCTTCCGCTTTATGTTCTTTTCTTTCTGGATTTTTCTGTCCAGATTTTTCAGTGTGGTTTTTGTGATTTTCATTAGACCATCCTTTGTGTTTTTGTTATCTTGTTTTTCGACGATTATATGATAACTCCACGCAATCTCTTTGTCAAGTAATTTTTCAAATTATTTTAAAAAATTTTTTGAGATATGGTCTTATACCTGATAATCGTCTCTCTCATCGTCAAGACAATTTATTGTAAATGATTCTTTTCTGTAATTTTTTGCATAAACACATGCATCCTCATAACTCTTTGCGAAAATGATGATTTCGATGTTCTTCGACTCTGGCCACATCATGTAAACAACTTTATATTTTTTCATGCTCATACCTCCTGTTTATATTTCAAACTTCTTTATGCCAAGTTTTTCCCGACTTTCCGGATTAAATAACCATACCAACTCGTTATTCTTATGGATACAGCTTACGCAGATACCGATGAGGTCATCAACAGTCCCGCCGATTTTGTATACACAAGAATGATTGCGATTGAACTGGACTTCCGCATTCATGCTCCAATAGTAATGAATGTTTTTGTATTTTTCAAATTCTACGTCTTCGGGCGAAATGTACCAATATTCGATTCCGCTTTCATCCATCAGTTTTTTAAAGGCTGTGAATGCTTTATCTTGTACCAAGTGATTTACGACAGATTTAAATGTCATGCTTACCTCCTTGTTGTGTTTTTGTTATCTTTACATAATTATATTAACTCCATCGCTTTTCTTTGTCAAGCGGTAATTCTCAAAAAATCCAGAAAATAATAGCACAATATATTGTGTTCCAGCATCACAAAACACTATATATTGTGCCTATTTTGTAAATAAAAAGAGTATTTTATTTAGTATTCTCGAAAAGATAATTCCAAAAGAAGAACTCCGCCGTTCGGCTAAGTTATTGGTTTTTAAAAATCAAAATTTTCTGCTGAACATAAACATCTCATTTTTAAAAATTGAAATTTTCTGCTGGGCATAAACATCTCGTTTTTTAAAATTGAATTTTTCTGTATCCCTTATTTTTAGGAGTTTACCGGACAGTTTTACCCTCGTTTTAAGGAGTTCCATTAAATCATTGTATATGGTTTTAGAGCATTCTTAATACTTGTCACATTCTTTTCGATAACACCATGCTTGCGCGCTAATTCCATAATCTTTTTCGCGTCATCAGAATTTTTGTAAGATGTGATAAGCCGGTCTGTCTCCTCTTTCCCAATCTCGGATACAAACCAGTCGTAAAAACCACAGACATACAACATTCTGGCATTAATTTTAATGTCAAAATACGCGTTAATATTTTTGTTTACAATTCTCGAAATATGATTGGCGTAATAAATTGGTTCTTGGTCTTGGAAAATATCTCTCCTACTTTGGAAAGTTGTAAATTTCAGATAGGAACCATGATAGCTCAAGAAAAGGTACACACCTTTTGTAAAAGGGATTTCTGTCCTTTTGTGAATCCGTACCAGCAATTCGTATAGTCTGTCGCTTAGCTGGATATAAGCGCCGTTAACCGTGGCCACATGGGTTTCATGATTGAGGTCATATTCCTTAAAGGAAACAATATCCGAAGACGTAGGGAACCCCTCGTAAAACATCAGGATAAGCGCTTCGTAGTAGTCGGCCATATCTTCCGGACGGTCAGTCCTAATCCTCTGAATGGCATCATCAATATTTCTTCTAGTCACAACATTACTTACATCAAAAACTGCGTCCATAATGTTACGACCTTTTAAGCGTTTGTTGTTGCACGGATTCCGCACCAGCTCAATGTTCTCTATATACCACTCGAAAAATCCACGCATATTAGAAACAATTGCATTATAAGTTCGGAATGATACTTTGATTCCATCCGTCTTGTAACGCTTATTTGTCAGTCGAATGAGCAATTCTATAACCTCATCCGTATTCATATGATATAGCGGCTTATCAATTTCTTTTTCGTAGTCATACAACTCTGGGCGGTCTAATTGATATCGAGTTTTAACAACGATATTTTCCGATTTTGTTTTCATGTATTCTTCTAAATATTCTTTTGTTTTAAACTTACTCATCTGTTTTCCTCCTTACATTATTAAGTATACACAATATAACGTTTGATGTCAATTTTTTTCTCAAAATATTTCTATTTTTAAAAATCAAGTTTTTTTGTGCTTTAGGTGATGGGCATTCTTTTGTTTGGGGAAAAACAAACAAGAAAAAGACTAAGGAATTCTCCTTAGTCTCTTCCGAATATCATCAAAATTTAAGTGGTGGTAATTGTTTCACCCATTCCGTTAGCAGTTCAATTTTCTGTGCCTTTATTGCATCGAATTTTTCTTTTGACTCTAAATCTTTCTTTTTAAAACGGTATTCTATAATTTTGTGTATTTTGTTATATTTCAATCCATCCGGTACCGGTATTGAGAACGGAAAATCCATAAGGAAAGAAACATATAATATATGATTCCCGTCGTAATGAGATTCGCAGGAAGCTTTCGTTATGTATCCCTTATTATTTAGAATTCTTACGACCTCCTGAATTCCCTTATCCACCATGATTAATGACCACGGCGGGTAAGATTTGCAGATACATTTATCCAATTGATTAAAACATATTGGACAGACATAATTTTCCATCATTTTCTTAGTCCTCATCATAGCACCATCCACCTCTCGGGTTATACTGATTGTGCTCGGTGATATTATTACGATTCATGCAATACTTGACCGCTTCATACAGTGGCTTGTTGTTAATTCCGTTATCCTCATATCCTTCGATAATGGTCTTCAGATATTCCGCAGAGGGCGGGAAAATTCCACGCCGCTCAGCCGCCATAACATAGACCATTCCGCGTATTTTTTCACCGGAATCCATCACAACGGTGATATTCTTCTTTACATAGTAATTAGGATACCCCTCATAGCGATCCAGCATTGCAAGGTCTTTCTCGTCTGTAATTTTCCATACAACAACCGGCACAAAAGACGTCTTGCTATCCTTTATAATATCAGCATGATAGTTAAACGTCAATTTATATCCGTATGCTTTTCCGTTTCCGACTACCTTGGTGTTCGGACATCTCCACGCCATCTGTGTAAGATTCATGTTGCTCCCATAGCTAATATAGTACATAGGTTTCATATGCATTCCTCCAATCAATATTTTTTGCGTTCCTTTTGAACTGTGTATATGTTATCACAACTTTAATTGTTTGTCAAGTGTTTTTTCATATGGTTTTTAAAATGAAATTTTCCACTAAATTATTCGCATATCTGATACAACTTTTTGGAATATTTAAAAATTTCCAACAAATGAGAATGGTAATAAACAATGGGGATGGACAACCACCCCCATCATTGTTATGCGGCAAGTACGATTTTCCGCGCAGTCTCAATTGCGCTTACCCCGTCGATAGATTTGAAAAATCTTCTCAGCTGATACCCCTCTCGGTTGTTGTGGTCATCCGTATGCATGATATAATCGCTTACAGCGTTGACAAACCGGAATGCCGTGTGCTCAGTTCCGCGTAAATCAGGCTTGTCGTGATAAATTTCCAGAATATCGTTACGCTTTCTTGCGAGTTTTTCCTCGTATTTTTCCTTCTTCATCAGCTCTTTCATAGTGACGATTTTTCCGCTGTCTTTTGTTGCATTAGCATACAGCGTCCGGAATTCTTCCTGCAAGAGCGTTTCTGTCATTCTCTTAACCTGCTCCTCGGTAACCTTTTTGAGCTTTAATGTTTCAAACTCACCAGACAACGCCTTTAGATATCTCTCCGTGTTGGCAAGAATCAGATGCGCTTCTTCTAGCTTTTGCTCTGTGTCACCCTTATGAGTGACGACCATCTTATTACTGGCTTTTTTGATAGCCAGATTCATCATATTCTGGCAAACGATGCGGATTGGTGTGATTGCTACCTTCATAGCGCCCTTTCCATCATGCTGATTCATGAACACAAGGTAAGGAGCAATATGTTCTTCTACGATGATTTCTTCCGGAAGTTTTACGGTAATCCAAACTTTCTTACCGTCAGGACTGGAACCGGCAGTCTCATAGGTTGCACCTTCGCGCACGACATAATTAGTCAAGTCAAAACCTACTTTATTATTAATAGGCGTATATTCTTTGGTAGTAACGCCAAGAACTGCACGGTCAGTAGACCTCAAGTTTGCGCGGAAGTTTTTCAGCTCGCGTCCTCTATCATCAAAAATTGGTGTGCTAATCACTTCCCAATCAAGACCGGATTGAGTGATGACCTCTTCTGCCGTCTTTGCTTTTTCAACATTTGTACTAATATCTCTCCACGGTGTCGTCCCATTGATAAATGTCATGTTTGCTACCTCCTTATTATTTGATTTCCCAGTCTGCCGGGTCAAATTGATATCCAACCCATAAGCATTTTCCACTCTCAAAACAAAGCTCTTTTTCGCCGTTCTCGCTAAACCAATCAGAATATCTGACGGTCATATCCCCATCAATTGGATTTGTAATAACAGTGCCTTCTTTCAGGCCGTCAAATGTTTTCATTTATCTGTCTCCTTTTCCCAGCGCGTTATATTATGCTTTATACAGTGCCACTCTAAAACCGGCTTCGCGCAACTTTTCAGCGCACTTGTCATTTTTGTTGATATTCACCAGATAAACCGGTTCTCCGTCAATCATCCGCATCTCGCGTAAACATCTTGTTGCATCTAGTCCAACCGCTTTTCTGGTTCTACTCCAGTATGTTGAGCACTCGCGGTCGGTCAGCGGATATGCTCTTGTAATAACCCCGATGGTTTTCCCGTCTTTATCTTTTACTGTAATACTTGCAGGACTAAGTTTTGCGAACTGTCCATTTAACTCTGTGATTTTCATGCTTACCTCCTATACATTGTTTGTGTTTTTTCTTGTTGCACCATTATAATAACTCCGCTCCCTTTGATTGTCAATATTATTTTTCATATTATTTTAAAAATTTTCCCCGCGTCTGTTCAGACGATTATTTGTCGTTTTTTGAATATTGCATTTTTCTGTCACACAAATTTTTCCAATTTTTTAAAAATGCGATTTTTACGTCTGACTCTACAAAAAAAATAGCGTTTTTAAAAATTTCATAACAACGCTTGACAAAAAAAATAGCGCAGGATTTCCACCTGCGCCACTTAGATTATTTATTTTCTACATTACGAATCTCGGCCATTACTGTTTTAATAATTCCAGAATCGCTCTTGTCACCATTTAGACACTTTTTGACAAGTCCCAGTATATTGTCTACAGGATAATTTATAAAAGCTTTTTCGAACTCTCTGGTTGCTCTACCGCTATTAATATACCAACACACTGCACTGACGACCCAGCTTGCAAGCGGGTCAGTCGCCGAATAGCGATTGCAAACCTTCTGTAGCTCATACAGTTTATCATCAAGTGCGATATAATCTAAATGCTCCATATTCAGACCTCCTGTGCTTTGTTTGTTTTTGTTATCGTGATTTCATAATATCACATCGCGCAATTGATGTCAATACTATTTTTTTCAAAATGTTTTCAACTTTTTGCTCCACACTTCATCAATTATATTATGTTTTTGAAAATTAGTATTTTCTGTTTGCGTAAATTCAGAAAAATGCAATTTTAAAAAATCCTCATTCCATGTTTGCAGTACAAAAAAGCCGCGACTTTCGCCACGGCTTATTATTTATAGTGATATTTCATAATTTACAACTTGTTTATTCACCGTAAACCCATTTGACTCGAACCATCTGGCGACGCTCTCAATGAATGTTACAAAAGATTTATCTTCTATATCCGACAGCTCTTTTAAACAATCGCCAACTATATAATAATCAGATAGAGACAGCCCATTCTTTCGTAAATCTGCCTCATCCTCAATGATACGATATTTGTCATACGCCTTCACAAAAATGTGCATTTTTCTTGTTCTTTCTCTTGCCATAACTCTCCTCCTTATGCGATTTCGACTCTTTCCTTAGTCTCGACCTTCGCGCTTCCATACGCGTTGCGGATATCCTGAAAGTCCAATCTTTTTCCCTTGTAAAATCTTCCTGTATCGTATGGCGTATAGTGCCATTTTTTACGATTGCGGCTCCAAGTAAAGCCTGCGGCTTTAATGACATCTTTCCATGCAAAAGTATCACCATCCAGCCAAATCCACAAGCCAACGACTTCGATATTCACGCCCTTGCAATGAATAATCTCGTCCAGCTTTTCGCGGATTTTCTCATCGAACTCCGCCATCTGCGCGCGAGTGAATCTCGCTTCCCCGTTTTTGTTTTTCGGGGATTCATCCGGGAGAATTTCCATCATTTTGGTGTATTCCTCGATGATTTCGCGACAGATATTGTTATCTCCGCCGTTATCCGGATGATTTTCCTTAATCAACCTTACGTATTCAGCTCTTAAATCAGCGACGTTATCAATCCCGTTAAAATACTTCATAATCGTAACTCCTTTTTTGTAATGTGTTGTTGTGTTTTTGTTATCGTGTCTATATAATAACTCCAATTTTCGTACTTGTCAATACATTTTTTCTCAAATTGTTGTTAAACTTTTCGTGTAATTTTCTGACATTTATATTGTCAATCCGTTATCATTTTGTTTGCATTTTTCAAAATTGAATTTTTCTGTTATAATACAAACGCATAAATGTCATTTTTAAAAATCGCAATTTTCTGTTCTGATGCAAACACATAAATATCATTTTTCAAAATTGAATTTTTCTGTACACAAAAAAAAAGAAGGCCGCATTAGCGGCCTATTTAAAATCTAATTGCACCAACTGACCTAGCGCGGTCATCCCATAAATCATCCCATTCATTTCTTTCGTATCTAAAAATTTCCATTTCCTGCTGAGCAAGTTCCCATTCTCGCTCCATCATTAATTCCAGATTGCGCTCGCTCTCTGCTTCTCGCTCCTCTGGCGTTTTCCGGATGTCTGCTCTGAGCGAATTAATCCATTCATCCATTCCATCGATATAGTCAGGGTTTTTTGACCATTCTTTCTGCTCTTTGAGCATCTCCTCTTTCGTCTGGTGTTTAATCCCAAGTTTTCGCATCATCAACACGGCTTTTAAAATCTTCAAATTAAGATTATCCATGCTTTCCTCCTTTTAACGAATGCGCGCGTAAATTGCGGTAACTTCCTCGAAAAGCTCTACCAACTGGTCACAGTAGACGTCTTCGATTTTTTTAATACACGTCCATTTTTCCGGGGAATACTTTCCTGTCTTGTAATAGAATCTGGCGGGAACCACTTTCCAGAATTCCATTGTGTATAAATCCAGCACCGGATTATAAGTAATGTAAAGCCGGTTTGCCTTGCTCTGATTTCTAATGATTGTCATGCGTAACGTGTTACCATCACTGACAAAATTTTTTGTTCCGGTGATATAGGCGAATCTGTTTCCGCCAAGCTGACGATAGATTGTTTCTGCAATTGACATGTTATTAACTCCTTTCGTTTGTGTTTTTGTTATCTTGTAATCTAATTATAACTCCATGTTATCCAACTTGTCAATGTTTTTTTGCGCAATATTTTAAAAAAATAAGGGGCTTTACGCCCCTCTTCAGATTGATATATTGCTTTACATGTCTGTATCCGCAAGAAATTCCGCAATTTCATCATAATCGCAGTGTATCAGCCGGTCAATCATCCAAAGTACATACTTCCGGTGGTCATCCATCACAGAAGAACCGTAGGTATTGTATTTTACAACGATTTCTAAAGCATTCAAATGATTTACAATGTTTAAAGCATTCATCATATCGTTTGTAAACTCGAATGCCTTTCCAGCAGATACAGTTCCAAGCGCCGCCCAATTCAGCCCAAAGCGAATAACATTGTCTTTCCCGCCGAAGTCGCCGAAGAAGAACATGGATGCATCTTCTTCTGTAATGCTTATATGAGTTTTCAGCGCGATACGATTCAGGGCACTCGTTAAAACGGTATACTTGTAAGTGTTAGTAATCAGCATAATGTTTCCTCCTTTATGGTTGTGTTTTTGTTATCATGTATATACAATAACTCCAATTTTTCTACTTGTCAATAGTTATTATTGCATTTTTTAATATTGCATTTAATTGTCGCGTACCAATACATATAGTTATAGTTTTTTAAAATCATATTTTTTTGTGCGGTAACAAGAATTTCCCATTTTTAAAAATTGCAATATTTTGTAAATGGAAAATAATAGGTGAGAGACTTTGTGTCCCTCACCTCCATTAAATTTTCCATTAAATATCATACAAAAATTTGGATTTATCTATCTTATCCAAAGCAATTTCCAATCCTCTTACTTGACCTTGCAGGTATTCATTAACATCATACTCCATGTCTTCCTCTATTTGTTCAATCTGTACTTTTAAGACGTACTGCAAAAGTTTTACATAATCTTTCGTCCCCATTCCTCAGTTTCCTCCTTTAATTAGGCATTCGCCAACATCGTAAGCTGTCGCGTATATTTAACTAATTTCTTCCGCGCAATTTCTTTCTGCCTGACCGTCAAGAATCCGGTACGGTTTAAGAATTCGCAGAAACTTGTAAGAACCCCGGCGTCAACGCCATTAAATCCAGCGCCGTTCCGGTGATTAGCAGTCCCCTCGGCAATCTCGTCCGCTGTCTGGCACTCATAAAGCTGTCTCAGAGCGCCGTATAAAACCTTGTCGTTTTCCTGTACAAGTTTTTTGATTTCTTCCTGCGTCCAAACCCTCTTAGCCATATAGTCTCCTTCCTTAGTGTGTGTTTTTGTTATCGTAACTTTATAATAGCTCCTTTTCGCGTATTTGTCAAGTGTTTTTTCAAAATATTTTAAGTTTTTTTTGCGCTAAATTTTCCAATATATAGTAGTATATAAACGTAAAAAATCCGTACTCATCTATAATCATCGATTAAACATCGATAGCATATTTCTCACACGATTGCAAGCGTTATTTTGCATTATCTTTTATTTTTTAATATTGGATTTTCCTGTGTCAATCCAGTGCAACGATTTTATGTTTTTCAAAATTAGATTTTTCTGTTCTGCTATCCGCAAAATTTCCGCGTTTTCAAAAACCATAGCTGTGAATTTTTAGTTTTTAAAAATTCAATTTTTCTGTGTGCCTGATTTTTCGTTTTCCAAAAATAGAATTTTCTGCAAGTGCGAGAAAACAGGACGCTTTTACACGCCCTGTTCTCCCACGCACAACACACACAACGAATGAATGATAATTAGCTATTAAATTGTTTCGCCCTTCTCCAGAGCTTCGATTAATGCAATAGCGGAACTCAACGAACTGCAAGCGTATTTTTCCGCTTCTTCTTTTTCTTTTCCGTTTCTTAAAATTTCCGCAACGACTAAAGTATAATAGTTTCCGCTGTCGTAAATATAATAATGCTTTCTGCCGTAATACCTTAAACACTTATATGCTTTACTTTCTGATACAACGAACAATCTAATGTCTAACATGGTTTTCCGCTCCTTCCTGAATGAATCTAGTACATACCCACTTAGAACATCTCACCGGCCACATCAATTGCATCTTCCAAGCTGTCGCATGGTCTCATAGCGCCATTTTCCAGCAGTTCCTTCCCGTCACTGACTCGGACGACTTGCCGAACATACTTTCCAATGTACTTGTTGGGATTCGAATTTACGACTATAACGACTTTTCCGTTCCCGTCGTTGTAGTTGTACACAACGAAATAATTTTTCTCACCAGCACTCAGCGCGTATTCTTTGTATTTTTCCTTAATTGCTTTGATTGTCATTGCTACCTCCTGTTGTACACGCTATCCTCATTTCATCACCTGCCACCGGCTCCAGCTCAGCCGCAAGCGCTACTTTTGATGCGTTGCGTGTTGTGTTTTTGTTATCATATCTGAATTCTAACTCCACTCTGCAAATTTGTCAACTATATTTTATGATTATTTTTGCAATGTATTTTCCGACTTTCGCCAAGCAGATATATCTTATTTTTGAAAATCGCAATTTTTTTGCTAGACACCAGCACAGAAAAATCTAATTTTTAAAAATTGGATTTTACATATGCAAAATAGAAAAAGCCGGTTTAATCCCGGCTTTCGTTTATGCGCTTTTCCTTATGTAAATAATCTTTTCCGTCTCCGCTCGCCGGTTTTCCAGTTCGGCGACAAATTTACGGCAATTTTCGGCATGAAGAGCATCCAGTTTTTCCAGCATCAAATTCTCGTCCATACCTTCCATGATATACTCATGTCTTACTTCATTAAAGTTTAGTGAACATCTTGCAACCCAAGAATGATAGAACTCCAGCTCAGCCGCGTCTTTTTGTTCGACTATACCGATACAAGCGCCGAATCTATTGTAGTTTTTGTAAAATACATATACAGATTTTTTCCGATTGAGTTTTTTTAGAATCTGTTCGAATTTCCCAACATCTTCTCTCCCGGCAAAATCAAAGTTAATTACAAGTTGATTAAATGTAATTCCTGATTGAAAGTAGGTGTCAATAAATACCCTCTCTCTTGCTTCGTAGTCTATGCCAGAGATGATTTTTTCCAAAGATGCATTAAGTTTCATGGAATACCCTCCTATATTTTTGCGTTGTGTTTTTGTTATCTTGTAATTATGATAACTCCAATATAACTAGCCGTCAAGTATTTTTTATTATCAAAAAAATGCTCCGACTGTTCCAGCCACCAAATTTATGTTGTTTTTAAAAATTCCATTTTTCTGTGGAAGTGATTGGATGGTGAAGCAAATTTTTCCAATTTTCAAAAATCAACATAAACTGATTTTCCACCACACAAAAAATTATAATATTAAAAAATGCTCGCATAAAAAAGATGCGGCTCATCGCCGCACCTTCTTTTTGTTTATTCCAGATAATTTTCCTCTGTTTCATCTATGATATAATCGAATCTCAGCAGGATATCATCTATGTAATTTGTATCCGGATTATAGATACAGTATGTTAAAATGATGTCGCCCTCTTTTGCGTTTTCCACGCGGCTGTAGTTGATATAATTATAATAGTCATCAGATGTGTTTAAGATTTCTCCGTCGCCCTCGTCATTCAAAACAATACCAATTGTTTTTTCTACAATGATTTCTCCGTCTCGGTTTTCTAACATTTCGTTAGTCAGCTCGTCAGTGTCATAAACCTTAACGACGTCTAAATCATCTGCCAGCTTGTTGTAGAACTCTACCTCCGGATTGTTTGTTTTTTCCGGTTCCGCATTCACTGCTTTCGCCGTCGTCGAAGATGCCGCAATCAGCGCCGCCAGAATCATAGTTAATCTAAAAATTTTCCTCATAATGTTACCTCCTGATTATATTGTGTTTTTGTTATCACCTTTCGGCAATGCTACTGTAACTCCACTTTGAATCGTTGTCAAGTGTTTTTTCGCAAATTTTTCCAATCAATTGGAACCAAATCATTCCCAGCTCTGTGCTACAAATTTTCCGTATTTTAAAAAATGCACAAATCTTCCATGCGTTCCAGTACAGAAAAAACGAATTTTCAAAAATTGAATTTTCCATCTTGCACAAAAAAAAAGAAGCGCATCTGCGCTCCTTAAATATACATTTCCTGTCTCGCAAGAATTCTTCCTTCCCAGTAGTCCGCCCCTTCACCGTCACCTCTGCCGATGTTTTCCGCGTATGTTTTCGGCATCATGAAAAGCTGGTTGCTACCATCGATAAAGATTTTTCCTGACGTCGCCTGCGCTTTTTCTCTGATAACCTTTACGTTCCAATGGTTTTTAGTGATGACTTTCCAGAGAAAATCATAAACGACTTCGAAAGAAAATCCAGACTTTTCCGCCAGCTCGCGCGTTAATCTGCTTAAGTCCATACGATACTTCATATACTTACCTCCTGTGTTTTTGTTATCGTGATTACATAATAGCTCCATTGGTAGTGATTGTCAAGTATTTTTTTCATATTGTTTTCACAAAATTTTCCCCGAAGACTGATTAGCAGAATTTTCCTGTTTTTGAAAATTCCATTATTCTGCAAATCACTCCCACAAAAATTGACATATTTAAAAATCTAAACAATCTACGATTATTACTACAAAAAATCCAGATTTTCAAAAATCAATTTTCGTAGAAAACGCGCAAAAAAAGAACCGGGAAACCAGGCTCAATCTTCTCGAATCTTTTCTCTCATCCTTTTGGCATTTTCCACAGCATCTTCGATGGGTCTCGCGCAAAAAGAACAAATTGTATCCAAACTGCTGGGGAGCTCCATTGCGTTGACATAATACCATGTTTTCAGATGTGGCCGCTGGCCGTAAGCTTCATTGTAAAAATCACTGAAGCCGCTCCTTTCCAGCTTTAAAATGAAAGCATCCCCAATCCAGCCGCGCCGCTGGTCGTAGTCTTTTCTTCCAGCGTCTCTCCATTCTGCGCGGAAGTCTCGGACGGCGTTTTTTAACCAAACCATAAAAAGTTCCCGCATCTCGGCGTCTCGTCTCGGATATACGCCCTTTCTAGGCATTGCCCTGTAAACCTTGGCATCTTCAAGAAATAAATCATAAGTCCAATCACCGACGCAGTACATAATTACCTCCTTGTGGCGTTGTGTGTTTTTGTTATCTTGTCTCAATAGTAATACATTTATCCTGAATTGTCAAGCGTTTTTACAAAAAATCATCCGCAACATCCCTTCCGCCAGCGCGCACAGAATATTATTGTTTTTAAAAATCCGGAATTTTTGTTTGATATATTGCGCTATGATAACATGGGCCGCAAAAATTTCAAATTTTCAAAAATGCGATTCCACAAACGAAGCGCGCACAAATTTTCGCGATTTTTAAAAAATCAAAGATTTATCTTTGCTCAAAAATCAAAGATTTATCTTTGCTCAAATAATTAGGTATTTAAAAATACTCCAGATACAATATTTTTGAATTTTTAAAAATTGAATTTTTCTGTGTATAGAATTGCAAATTCTTTGCGTTTTCTAAAATTGTATTTAAATGTGGGAGTAGTATCGAAGCAAAAAAAAGACGGGGAAAAATCCCCGTCACATTATTAGAAAAACATGGAATTTACTTCGGCCTTCTCAATCGCTATCGATTCCTGATTGAGTGCCGTTTTTAACTGCTCGGCCGCGATTGTGATTTTTTCCCACTCAGCTCCGAAGACCTCAATTCTCAGAGTAGGCTCCACAACGATTTCCCCGGATTCATGGGTGTAAATCCCGCGCGCCTCCGTGATTGTGGCTCCGCCAGTCGCCGCCACAAAAATATTAGTCGCGACTTTATACGCATCCAGCGTGTTGATTTCCTGCTTCTTTGTTACCTTATCAAACAGTCCTACATAAAGTGTGTATTTTGTCATATGCCCTCCTTCGCGGCTCATCCGCTTGTGTTTTTGTTATCGTGGCTTCATAGTAACTCCATTTTTCCATGCTGTCAAGTGTTTTTAAAAAAAATTTTTTTCATCGCTCCGGAGACTTCTGGCACGGTCTAGCAGATAGTTTATATTTTTGAAAATTCCATTTTTCTGTATTCTCAAAGTTCGCGCAAACAAAAATATTCCATTTTTGAAAATTGAATTTTTCTGTATTTGGTTTACTCCGAAATTCTTCAAGTTTGCAAAAACAGATTTTACGAATTTTTAAAAATGAGATTTCTTTTCTGACAAAAAAATATAAGCGGCTGTCGCCGCCTATATTATATATGTTATTATTATTAAATATGTTTTTCTGCCTCCATATGCTTTAATTTCCTAATAGTCATTCTATACGCAATTTTGGGCGAATAGAAAACAATGTACTCCATATAGATGCGATTAAACAGATTAAAGTCTTTCATGGTTCCTCCTGTGCGTTGTGTTTTTGTTATCATGGTTAGAGTTTAACTCCATATGCGGAAGATGTCAAGAAAAATTTTTGAAATTTTCCATATAACAAAATCTTCCATATATAAAGAAATATTCCAGATGATACAATTCAAATTTTCCATATAGAATCTTTCTGAAATTTTCCATATAAAGAGAGTCGAAATTTTCCATATGGAAGTGTTTTAAATTTTCCATACAAACACTCCGGATACTTCCAACATTCAAACATTTTTTAAAACTCAAATTTTCTGTTAAAAGGTTCCAGCAGTATAAGCATAACAATGGTATTTTTGAAAATTGAAATTTTCTGTGGTATACAAATACAAAAAATCGGTATATTTAAAAATTCCGCATTAAAGCATCTCATTTTCCAAAAACAACAAATATTGTATTTAACATAAAGATTCTATAACCTGTAGCAAGTATTTAATCTTCCATCATTGGCTAGATTCTATTTTGTAAAACAAACTTTCGATATATTTAAAAATCACAAACAACCAAAAACCATATCACCATACACAACAAATATTCTAAATTTTCCAAAATAACACAATACTAAACACCATACACCAAACACGATATCAAACAAATGTAATTTTTAAAAACCTATTTACTCCATATGTAATTTTTAAATATTCCAATATTTTGAAACCTGATTTATCATTTTTAAATATTCCGTTTTTATGCGTATCAAAATTTTTTAATTTTTCAAAATTTCCGCGAACTATGGCACGTTTTCCAAAATCCGGATTTTTCGCGCTGGCCGCTTTTCCCCGCCACAAATTTATTTAATTTTCCAAAATTTTCCCGCGAAGTCAATATTTTCAAAAATTCCAAAATTTTGCGCGTTCTCGTTTTTGCAAATCACATTTTCCAAAATTCGAAAAATCTGTGGCGGAGTTCTGTCGTGGCGGCAAAATTTTCTATTTTTCCAAAACGGCAACAATTTGCGCAGGCTGTAGCAAAAAATTCCAATTTTCCAAAATGCGCAACCAATATTTCCGGAGCGGCAGAAATTTCCAATTTTAAAAAACGCACGACAAAAATTAGCTATTTTCCAAAACGCGCGCATGTACTGCCAGCGGAAAAATTTGATTTTTTAAAATCGCGAAAATTTGTAGCCGCAACGCCAAAGAACTGGACAGCGGCGACGGCGTGGACAGAAAAATTGAATTTTTAAAAATGCAAAAAATGTGTGGCGGACTGCCGCACGGCGCAAAAATACAGGATATTCAAAAATTAATTGGTGGGAAAATCTGGCGTTTTTAACGCGTGAATGACGACAGCAGAAAAGCCCAAAAATAGGTGTAAAAATGGGCGAAAACAGAAAAATGCAATTTTTAAAAATGTCGGGAAAATGTGCGCGCAAAAAAGCGCGATTTTTGAAAATGTCGATTTTTTGTAGGAGCCGCTGGCGCTTCAGCGGGGTGAAGTGCTGAAGTGCAGAAGCCAAAAAAAAGAGGGCTTCCGCCCTCTTCTTTAAATCTCCTCCAAAGCTTTGATATATGCTTTGCGGATTTTGTTTCCCGCAACACTTGCTTTGTGCTTGCGGTACTCGGTAATACTTCTGTATCGTGTCGCGTCCTTCGGCGCGTCGTTGAAGCTATCACAAAATCCGATAACAATGTTACCAATCTTCTTGCAAAGCCGCGCGGCCGCCATCATTTGCTTCGCGTTGCGGAACTTGCAGATTCTGAATTCAATTGTATGTGTATGCTGAACGTTTACGAAGTTCGTATGCTCTTCTGGGTATGTGCCATCTGTAATAGGCCGCGCCCATGTACCAAAGTCCCTGCCCCAAAGTGCTACATTGCCTTCGGAATTAAGTTTCATTTCCTCGCAAAGCGGAAGAAACAAAGAGTGATAAAACCGGCGAACATAGTCTATGTTCAGACTAGGATTGCCATAGTGGAAATGAGTACCGCATGTATTGTCGATTCCTAACTCACCTTCTGCCATCAGTCTTTCAAAAGTGGCGCAGTGTTTGCTGAATTGATTCAATCCAATCATAATGGGACTTTTGTATTCTGTATCTACTGTACAGTCATGAGTAGGAACATAGTCGTTCATGACTATCTCAGCACGTGCCCTGTCGGAACTGAAGGACGTTTCAAGTTCGACTCCGAACGTGTCCTTGCAGACCTTTTCTTTTCCTCTGATTTCGGTACTTTCGTAATAGTAAGACCGCTTTTCTGTCGCGCATGTTTCGCACAAGTACGCGTTCCGATTTCCTCTTCTTGCAATCTGAATTCTAACAGTCCCTTCTGCCCCACACTTAAAGCATGTATTCATTTTTTGCCCTCCTATACTCTGTATTGTGTTTTTGTTTCGTGAATAACTATAGTGCCTTTTCCCTTTCGGGAGCTTAACTATATCATGACTTTTTCGACGTGTCAACCATTTTTTCAAAATTTTTTAAAATCCCCGTTTTTTGTTATCGTGTATCGAAAAAGCAAGCGCAAACACTTTTTTTGCATTATATAGGAAGAAACACATTTTGCCGCCCATTATCCCATACAAGAAAACGCGATTTTTAAAATTGTAGAATATTTATTGTAGGTACTCATTTATGACACGTTTTCAAATACCGTAAAAAGGTGTTTTTTGTCGCGGATTAAAAGTCGTATTCTATGCTTGTAAATATGACATATTATGTCACGCTGAACACGCGAAAAGCCGCATAAATACTCGATTTTTGAAAACGCGGAAGAAGTGCTATGAAACGTATTTTTTGACCTAGATTGTAAATTAATAGTCATTTTGACTAATATTCAAAAGAGTAAGGCGCTTTTTGTGATGCATTGCGCGGTAAATTGCGCGCTATTGGATAGCACGACAGAATTATATATTGTGCGCTATTTAATAGCGTGATTGCATAGCGTTGAAGATGGAATGACATATGGCGGAAGTGCATACCAGGAAGCAATGTGTTGCGCACAATTTAATTTTGTGTGCATGAAAAATGGCAGGATGGATTATTAGTCAATATGACTATTAATCGAAAGGAAGCGGATTGACAAAAAAATAGCATTTTCAAAAATCTCATATTTTTGTAAACCTTTTATGGTGCTTATATTCGTTACAATCACGATAAGATAATGATACCGAACAGACGTTCAAAAGTCACCTTTTTGGCCTTTTGTGGACTTAAAACGGCCGCGACAGCCGCCCGGGGTTAGTTTACACTAACCGCCTACACCACGGTTAGTCCGATCGAACTTCGTGCCCCCCTCTACTCTCACCCTCTCCCCAATAAAAACGCCCCCTCTTTCCCCTCGGCCACCACAGCCGATACCGAAGAATCGAAAAATTTTTGCCCATTTTGGCTTCTGTAGCCCCAACCGAAGATTTCCCGAAGACCACGAATTTTTCATACCAATTTAGCCGTGACAGCCAAATCACTCTTCATGAAATTTTCGCAAAATTCGAAATCAACGCGAAAAACACCGGTTTTTAAAAATCGTCAGTTTTTGTATTACGCAAAGACTATGTTAATCGGCAATATCCGCTGGTTAAGCACCGGACTCCCAACTTTTATTAGAAGTCAATCGAAACAAATAATAGTTGCATATGCAACAATCAAAGCCAAATTATAAAAACGTAAAATATAATAGACATATTGCGCGCAATATATTGTGTTTAAAACGACATCTGCAATAAATACTTGACAAGTGCTCATTCCTGTGCTATAATCATTGTGAAAATAAAGATATAATTTACATCTTGCGGATTTTTGTATATTATACCGGATATTACAAAAATATTACATTTATGGTTTTCCCTATCAAGCGAAAGTCTGTGCTCTCGTTCCAGCGCGAAAAACAAACCACTTGAGATTGATAGGGAAAACAAAAAGGATACCAACGTGAAAAAATCAACATCTGCTCTGTAGTATATATTATTATATATATTATAATATATATATAGATAACTACTTGTACATAATATTATCTATAATTACTTATACAGAAGGATATAGATATCTTCTTGTACAAGAAGGTAATATATAATTAGTTGTACAAGAAGTATATATACATTACTTGTACAGGATAATATATACTATCTTCTGTACATAAGATATTTATGTATATATTACAGCTGTTATACATATTATCTTTTACCTTAATCTTTATCTGTTGTATATATATTCCTATGTACGTAAAGATTAAGGTACATTTATTATTTTTTTACTTTATATACTACTTCTTGTACATATAGTTATCTATTAATCTCTTGTACATATAGTTTCTTTTTACTTAATCTTTATCTGTTGTATATATATTCCTATGTACAAAAAAGATTAAGTACCTTAACAACAGATGTTGTATATATTATATATAAGGGGCTTCGAGACTCCGCCGAGTTTCGCCCAAAGAGGTAGGAATGCAACAAAAGACATGTCAAAAGTTTATTTTCAAACTGCCGAGCAAAATCTTAAAGAAGTCGAACTGGGAACTATCTCTCGACCTTCACACCGCGATGAAGGAACATGCCGACTGGATTGTTTCCATCAGCGACAGTCAGGTACTCCGCTGGATTGACGAGCTGAATGGCGTGACTGATTCCGACGAGCGAGCGCGGGAAATCAAGCGCCAGCTCAAAGACGAGAAACGAAAGCCGAGGTCACGGCAAACAAAGGAGCGGGTAAAAGAGCTTTACCGAAACTTGTACGACTTACAATTCCAAGTTGATTACCTTTGCGTCGTGATGAATTCCGAATCCGACTACGACCGAGCGAATAATGGCTTCACCATCAACGGCATCAAGTACCGGCGATTTCTTGGTACGAATGGCGGGATAAAGAATTCCACCATTGTTTACATATCCGAGCGGCTGTATCCTGAAATCAAGAAACGGCTGGACAACGGGCGGCACAAAGACAAGGAGTTTGTACCGGCGAAGCTGGAAGCATATCAAGCGCTTGTCTGTTCCGGTTCCACTCCTATTCCACCGCCCAAAGGCATCATCGTTGTAAAGGACTGCATCACCGTTTTTAAAGATGACGTGTACTTGATTCAGGATGTCGGGGACGAGGAGCCACAGCTCACCTTCGAGCGTGGTTTTGAAATCGAACACAACAATTCTGACGGTTGCGGGATGATGTTGCCATCGTATTCCAGACGAGTCAATGAATATCTTACCGGTGACGGCGAGCACACGATTTCCGGGATGAATACGAGGTACGCTTGGAATAAAGGAATGGTTTATACCTTTGATTTCGTTGAGTTCGCCGAGAAGGTTGCCGGGACGTATGAAATTACCGACGTCTGGGGCGACCGGAGGGACGTGCGTAACGCCGAGGTTATCTTGACTGAATCCATGGTCAAGCTCTGGGATTCCTACGACAGCTTTGAGGAATACTTCCGGAATTGCGAGGAAAACCACTACCAATTCTCCACACCAAAAATCACGCCAGAGAAATTGGAAAATGTACGCAACACAAATTACCAATTCCTGCAGAGCTACGACTTTTCAGACGAGGAGCTTGAGGAGCTTTGCAAACCAACAATCGACGAGATAAAGGATGTTCTTGGACTTGATTACATGAAGAGCATCGTTTTCCTTGCTGGATTCGGGCTGGACGAGGAAAACGCCTTTAACAAAACCTTTGACTATCCCGTTCGAGCGCTTATGGCAGACCGGCGAATGATAAACGACCCGTTTGTAAGGCGGAAAATCTGGAATATGATTTCGAATAGAATCACGATGGCCAAGCGCGGTGCGATTAAGGTAAATGGTAACTTCGCTATGATTTCCGGTGATTTGTATGCCTTGGCTCAGAGCATGTTCGGGCTTGAGGTTACCGGGCTTCTGGAAGCTGGCGAGATATACCACAAATACTGGATTGACAAAGGCCGTACAGAGGTTGCCTGTTTCCGAGCGCCGATGACATGCGCGAATAACATCCGCCGAATGAAGCTGTCATACAGTGAGGACGCCGCGTACTGGTTCCGATACATCGACACCGCTATCCTGCTGAATGCTTTTGATACGACGTGCGACGCCCTGAACGGGATGGACTTTGACGGTGATACGAATATGGATACAGACAACCCCGTGATTGTCAGGAATAGTCATAATCCAAGCACCATCATCTGCGCTCAGCGAAAGGCGGCAAAAAAGATACCGACTGAGGAAGACATCATTCAGTCAAACAAGCTTGCATTCAATGACGACATCGGGACGGTTACGAATTATGTGACGTCCATGATTGAGCGGCAGGCTGGTTTCGTAAAGTCAACAAAGGAATACGAGGTTTTGGCTTACAGAATTATGTGTGGCCAATACTATCAGCAGAATACCATAGATTAATTATTAGTCTCTTTGCGCAGAGATGCGCAACTGAAAACAAGGTGAACTTGCAAATGCAAGGTGTCAGTTAAGCTATGAATAGCAATTGCAGGAAATGGCAATGTATTAACTGGCTAACTGGGAAAGTCTAAGTGTGTTACCCATGATGCTATCATACATATGAGCATATACAAGCAGTATGGTATTTATGGGATACGAAACAAAATAAACGACAAAATATATGTTGGAAAAACAATGCAGAGCTTCGGTGACAGATGGGATTGTCATAAAGCCCAACTAAATGGTGGATACCATGATAACCGGCATCTGCAAAATGCTTGGAATAAATACGGATTTGAAAATTTTGAATTTATAATTTTACATGACTGCACGGGCAAAGGCGTTGATTATGTTGACAACTGTGAAGTTAATGAAATCAAAAAATATAAGGAGCTTGGGTTAGCATACAATATTCATGACGGTGGTTCTGGTGGTTTGTTTCTTGGGAAGCATTTGTCAGAGGAAACGAAAAGAAAGATTGGCGAAAAAAACAGAGAACGAATGACCGGCAAAAAATTATCTGCGGAAACCAGAAAGAAAATGTCAGAATCGCAACTTCGCCGTTATTCTAGCTGGACAAAAGAAGATGCAGAACGATTCGGAAAAATATTGTCAGAAAAATCCCGTGGATATAAATGGACACAAGAAAGCAAAGAAAAAATGCGTGGTAACAAAAACGGCGCTAAATATACATTAGACCAAGTACGAGAGATACGAAGGTTACGAGAATCCGAAGGAAAAAGTTATAAAGATATATCTGATATCGTTGATATTCCAAAGCATACAGTTTATTTGATAGCAACATATAGAAGATGGAAAGAGGTATAAAATAGTTTCGTAGTGGTAATACATATGATAATCCAGTGCCAAGCTGGTGTAGCGATACGCCAGAAGGTCTAACGACTAGGACATACATTCTCACTGAGAATATGAAGTCCGTACTGTAGCGGTGAAATTCCGCTATGGGAAGTGCCTTGCCCTTATGTTACATAAGGTGAAGATATAGTCTATTCCCCTAAAAAATATCGGGAAACCGAGGGTGTGAAAGAGAGCGAAGGGAATTATCGCGAAACCTATGCCCGAAAGCTGGTACAGTCTCCGAGAATGTATCGAGGACGAAGCTGATGACGACGCGACTAAAAAGCGGAAACAATTCAACCGCCGAATCGTGGCGAATCGCAAACCATACTTCATGGTATATGTATATCCGAATTTGAAAAAGGATTACAAAACTTACATACAGAACTGCGACCGGCAGACACAGATACGATTCCAGATAAACAGTTTAGAGGAGCTTTACGAATTCGAACCGAAAACAGAAGAGATGAAAGAATTCATTCGTTACTATCGTCGGCTCATGCCGGTTGGAAGTAACGCCTGCGTAGTCAATCGCATCAGCGCATTATTCGAAAAGAATTTCAAAAGCTACTCCTACTACAAGCTAGGACAACCTGAATTTGATTATAATATCCTGAAAAGCAACGTATCATACAGCAAATCCATTTACAATGAGATTTCCCGGATATACAAAGAGTATCTAATTCGGATGGATGACATTCAGGCACAGAACAGAAGAGAACGGATTGACAAAGACTACGGCTGGACAGAGCGCCAGAGGTTTGTTGAGGAGTTTCGGCGCGAATGCTTTGAGGTTTGCACCAATGAGAACGAGCTTTGCGATATCATTCTTGATATTTGTTACAAGACAGAAGGAAAGAAACAGTTTGCATGGGATGTCGTCGGTGACGTGATGATTGAAAACCTTTTGAAAAAAAATAACTACAAGATACATTTCCCCATGCAAGTGGAATCCGATGGTGATTTCGAGTATTGTGGTGCTGAATTTAAAATTTGCGAGAAACAAATTGATAACGGGAGAATAGAGGACATTGACGAAACGGATAATCTTGAATGAAAGGAAATATGCAGAAGAATGTATTGCTGAAAAAGTAATAAGAAGACCATTTGTAGACCTGTCGATTCTCGCCAGATACTACTACCACCACATGGGGTATCGCAGAAAGACGATTATCGAAATGCTTACCAAGTGTATGGAAATGTGTTACCCGCCGTATGAGTTAAAGAAAGCTCAGTGGGATGATACTATCGAGAAGATTGCTCGTAAGGCTGGGGATTATAAGTTACACGAGATAGACGGGGTATGGATTACAACAAAAGAATTGGAGACCATCGAAAACCTACATAACCCCGTTTTGGAAAAACTCGCTTTTGTCGTGCTTTGTTTAGCTAAGCTGAATATAGCAAGGTATCCGGATATGGACGGCTGGGTAAACGAGGACGCGAAAGAAATCTTCTCTCTTGCCAGAGTCGGCGACGCCGCAAGCCAGAGATATCTACGGCTGGGGAAACTAAAGGAGGCCGGGTTGATACGACCGTCGTTGAAAATGGCCGACCTCAGTTTTCAGGTATTATTCGTAGACCACGACGGCGAGGGCGTGTTGTTCGTATCTGAATCTGATTTCCGAGAGCTTGGATACAAGTATCTACAATACAAGGGAGAAAACATCATCGAGTGTGCAGACTGTGGAATCCTGATTCGTGGGAATAAGAACAACACAAAAAGATATTGTTCAAATTGTGTGGCGTACTCTCCTATCGAGTACAAATGGCTGATTTGTGCGGACTGTGGAAAGGAATTTAAGGTGAAAGCCATGAACAACAAAAGCATTCGTTGCGACAGTTGCCAACAAAATCACCGCAAGGCTTACCAGAAGATATTGATGAAAAGTAAAAATTTAGCTTAGCAATTTTAGGATGATTTTAAAAATAGGGGCAATAAACAGGCTTTCAAAGCCACTTTCGAGCGCACCCAAAATCATTGCCAATTTTCGTTTAATGGAAGGGATGTTATCCCAACCACCATTTTCTTTTATCTCTCTTCTTTTCTACGGCGTATCAGGCGCGCTCATTACCGACGCGCCAGATGCGCAACATGAAAAGTTCAAATATAAATAGTTGCTATTTGACTCACGAGTTTGCAAGAGTCCCCCGTTGGTATTTTATACCAACCATAAGATGATTTTTAAAAATTGGATTTTTTTGAACCAATGAATTTCGGGCAGGTATGCAAGCGGCTCAAAGCAAGCGGTCTGTAAAACCGTCGCCTATGGCTTCACTGGTTCGAATCCAGTCCTGCCCATTCATATTCTTTTGGAAAGATGCGCACAGCAAATTTATTTATGCAAGAAATTTTTTTAGGCTTTCTATTGTATACATATTCCGCATCTTGATTTTTTAAAAATGGCAACGTACCCAAATGGTTATAAGGGCGGAGTCTTGAAAACTCTTGTGTCGCTAGACGACATGTGGGTTCGAATCCTACCGTTGTCGCTAAAGAATAACTATCGCTCCTGCGGTATGGTTGTTTTGATATTCCTGCATCGTCAGGTTTTAAATATAATCAGGTGGTTTCAATATGGCAAAAAAGAAACTTAATAGTGATGGCATCTTTTTCTTGGGTCAGGCATCTGTAGATGTTACTGGCTCACAGTATTTGGTTCAATTCGCCGGGAAAAAGTGTTTGCTCGAATGTGGGTTACACCAATCGAGTTCGAATAGCTATCTCGATTCGTACAGAATCAATTCGGCGAAATTCCAATTCAAACCCAAGGAAATAGATTACTTATTTGTCGCTCATGCACACATAGACCATTGTGGTTTGATTCCACGACTTGTGCATAACGGATTTCGCGGCGACATAATCACTACCAAAAACACTGCCCTCATCATGAAAGAATTGCTGATGAATTGTGCATACATTGTACAGGAGGAAGCTCGCATTCTGTCCAAGCGGTACAAAAGGAATTATGCACCAATATATACAGAATCCGATGTATATGAGACGATGAAGCTAGTTCGAGTTTATGATGATTACGATACAATCATAAAGTTGGATGATATTGTGTCATTCCAATGGCTACATAATTCGCACTGCATTGGTGCGGCTCAGTTACAGCTAACCCTTACGTCGAAAGCAAAAACAAGGCGTATTCTGTATTCATCAGACATTGGTGCATTGCACACAGAAAACCATTATTTGGATGATACAGAAATTCCGTCTGTATTCAGCGACATTTCCATATGCGAAAGCACATACGGAAGTGCAAAGAGACAGACGAACAAAACAAGAAGTTATGATGTGAGTCATTTGAAAACAGCAATCGAAACTGTTATTAACCGGCGCGGCACTCTCGTGCTTCCGTGCTTCAGCTTTAACAGAACTCAAGAATTGCTGACGAATATATATCTGCTTTTAAAAGACGACGAAAGTTTTAAGACTAACATCATCGTTGATTCCAAGCTGAGTTGCTCCATCTGCGACTTATACGAGCATATGCTGTATGGTGTTGACTATGACTTATGGACTGCCGTCAAGTCATGGGACAGGGTAAAGTTTGTACCAGATATAGAGACGTCTCGCTACTACGTGGCGAATAACGACCCTAAAATCGTGATTTCGTCTTCTGGATTCTGTACGAATGGGCGTGTTGTGAATTATTTGAAGAAATATTTAAAAGATGAAAACAGCATGATTGTTTTTTCTGGATACGTTGGTGACAACCCGTCTTACTTGTCTTACCGGATTAAGAATCATAGTAGTCGCGATACCATCAGTATCAACAAGGAAAAAATACCAAATAGGGCGGATTGCATAAGTCTTTCAACATTTAGTAGTCATGCGAGTCATAATGACCTTGTTGAATATGGGAGTTCCCTATTAACGAATAAGCTGGTGTTAGTCCATGGTTCTGAGGAAAGCAAAAAATGTCTTGCAACAGACTTAAAAAATGCGATTTCAGAAAAGGATAAGACATTTAAGGTAATTTGTGCGAATAAAGGGATGTTCATCCGCTTATAGGAGAAATTAATGGATCTAGTGAAGAAGAAAGATATGAAAGAAATTATTAACTATGACCTTACCGATAAATTCATGATGGAAAATTATGAGAACAGATTTCTGTTCCTGAATAACGAGATTGATGAGACCATCGTGAATGATATCGTTTACTATGTTTTCAGATATAACCAAGAGGACATCGGAATTCCGGTTGACGATAGAAAGCCGATAACGGTTTTCATAAACTCTCCGGGTGGCTCTGTCTTCGATGGATTCAGCGCAATCGATGCAATTACTCAGTCAATCACTCCGGTGTACACTGTTAATATTGGTCTTTGCGCAAGCATGGGATATCTCATCTACATTGCTGGCCACAAGAGATTCACGATGCCGCATTCAACTTTTTTGATGCACGAAGGTAGCTGTATGGATTTCGGTGCTACATCGAAAGTAAAAGACAGAATCGAATTTGAAGCTGGCGAGCTTGAACAAGTTACAAGAAAATATGTTCTGGACAGAACGAATATCGAACCGGATTTCTATGAAAAGAAATATCGCGTCGAGTTCTATTTCCTGCCGCCGAAGGCTAAAGAACTTGGTGTTGCTCATTACATTGTCGGTGAGGATTGTAATATATCTGATTTGTTAGGTGGTAATGTAAAGAATTCAAGAGAGGTAAAATAATTGTCAGATTTTAAATTTACAAGAACAACAACAGATACGCTGAAAATCAAAGGCGTACTTTCTGACGACGGAACGAATATTACATACGTTCGCGGAAAGAAAGGAAAAGAAGAAGAAATTACTGAAAACATTGTTGATTACTTAAAAGAATATGCTGGTGAAATGGTTACGTTGTGTATATCAACAAAGGATGAGATGAATCTTCTGGTTGAAGATTAATTTGGTGAACGTTAATGAGTTTGCTAGAGGAACAATTAGAAAAACTGCAAGGGCTAAACGAGGAGCAATACATCTGGGAGCTTGGACAGCTCAAAGATTCTGGCTTGATTGACCTTGACTGGCGTCAAATTGCAGATATCATCAACGAGAAATTCAGAACCGACGAAACCGAATATAAACACGAATCAGCATATAGAAAAACCTATCAGGCCGCAAAGCGCTATTATGAAGCTGGCGTTTTTAGGAAATACGATAAGGATTCATACATACGTGAATTAAGAGAAACCAAACAGGATTTGCGCAAGGAAAAGCAAAAGCTCTTTGACGAGCGGAATGAGTTGAATAGAAAACTGCGCGAACAGGCCAGAAAAGAATCCTTTTTGGAAATGTTGCAAAGGCTTATAGATGATGTTAAGCCCATTTCACTATCCTATCGTCGGAATTACGAATATAATTCTGTATCAGATAACGACGTGATTTGCCATCTCACAGATATTCACACTGGCATAAACATTGACAACTGGTTTAATAAATTCAACACAGACATTTTAAAGAATCGCCTATGGAATTACTTGAACCAATTGTTTGATATTCAGGATTTACACGGTTCTGAAAATTGTTACATCATTATCGGCGAAGTAATGTCTGGCCTAATACATGAAAACCTTCGCTTAGAAAACAACGAGAATGTGATTCAACAATTCATCACCATTTCAGGATTACTGTCTGAGTTCATTGGCGAGATTGCAAATCATTTCAACAATGTTTTTGTTTATACTACGCCGGGAAACCATTCTCGTGTTATTGCACACAAGGACTCCTGCTTTAAGGGAGAAAACTTTGATATCTTGATTCCGCACTATCTCAAGGCTAGCTTACAGAATTTTGATAATGTTCACATCGAGGACAATTACGAAGACTGTGATATCGCCAGATTTAATGTACGCGGATATAAAGTGTATTCTGTACACGGTGATAAGGATACCCCGGAAAATGTGGTACAACATTTCACAATGATGTTTGGCGAAAAGCCAGACATCATTTTGCTTGGGCATAGACATACAAACGGGTTGTCAACTGTATATGATACCAAAGTCATTCAATCCGGTTGCATATCCGGAGCTGATAATTTCTGTCTTGACAAGCGCCTTAGAAACAGACCGGAACAGACTATTTCTGTTGTGAATAATAACGGCCTGCTCTGTGTATACGACGTAAAAGTTGATGCTTAAACGTATTGAAACTATTGCCGTGAAGTTCAAGGGAATCAAAAGTGGCTCTTTTGATTGCCAGATTTAAAAGCGGCAAAGCCATAGTTATGTGCGCCCCATCGTCATTTTCGGATGGACTGATGAAAGCTCTTTGTTTGCGGACAAAATGAGAAAGGGGATTTTTTAAAATAGAAAGGAAGAATCTATGCTTTACGGAGCACGGCCTTTAGAGTGGTACGAAAAAGAATTACCTCACGGGAGTACACCGATTTGCGATGAATGCAAAGAACAAATACAGACTGATTATCGGTGGAATATTGAGGGTCACGTATATTGTGATGAATGTGCCAAATGGTTATTTCGCGAAAGTAATGATGCGGAATACGGGAGATTTGAGGGAGAATGAAAAGAAAAGAATTGGTTAAAGGGATTACAGAGAGAACAACACTTACAAAACGAGAAGTGGAAGAAGTTATGGATGTAATGCCGCAAATCATCATGGAAGCCTTGGCAAGAGGAGAAAGAGTTATGCTCAGAGGATTCCTATGTATGGATACATTTGACAGCAAAGAAAAGGTTATGTTTAATCCGCATACACATGAGTATGAAAAATTCGATGCAAGAAAAGTTGTCAGATGCAAAGTTGGAAAACCATTCCAAGATGCGGTAAATGATAGAGAGGTAGAAGAACTATGAAAAGAACAAGTCTGAGTATAAAAGAATTAGCTCAAAATATGATGAGCAAGACTGAAGATTTTGATTTAGTATACGCAGTGTTATTCCCCGATGAAGCGATGGCGTTAACAAAGGAATTATTAACAATCAAGGGAACCACTATCGGGACAATTACTCTGGAAGAAGTTGAATACGACAACTATGAAAAAGAATATTACGTGTGCCTGACTGATGACTATAAAGTAAGTGTTGAAAGAGCTTACCACGAAGCAAACGAATATCATGGCGCGATGTATTATACGATTGGCGGGGCTTATGTGTTTATTGATGAGGACGCCAGCTCTACCATTGTGAGCACCGCAGAGAATTGTGTATTCGCGGAGTTAAAGGTTAAGGACAAAGCTCCTGCGGATGACGAGGATTGTGAATGTACAGAGGCGGCTTGTATTGAAATTGATTTTGAAGATTTATACCGTCATCTTTTGGAGTACATTTATAAAGAAATGATTTATATTTTTTGAAGCGGTTAAAACACATAACCGTTCTTTTTTTTGTAATTAAGAAAAATTGTTGTGGTGGCGGAAAAGGTAAACGCTTATATGTAAGACTTGATACTTGTTGGTACAATGAGACAGCTTATCGACTTTAGAACCTGAGTTGCGATGCAAGTCATGCGGGGTGCAAATCCTCGCCCACAATAATTGATGCCGTATAGTTCAGCCCGGCAGAACGCCTGTCTGTTAAACAGGATGTCGCAGGTTCAAATCCTGCTGCGGCAGTATAAATATATTCTATGTTATCAGAAAAGTAACATTGCTAAAATCACAAAGAATAATAAGTGAAAATTACACAATAGTTGAAAAATAAGGCGGGTGATTAAATTGGCAAGCGCAAAGAGTTCTACGAGGAAAATAGTATATCGATGTTATAAATGCGGTTTACAGGAGACGAATCCGGATTCGTTTTTCAAAAGCAACAGTTCATTATATGACAATCATGGTTACATGCCAATTTGTCGAAGTTGTTTGAACGAATTATTCAACCGATACTCTTCTTCTTTTCATGACCCTATTAAGGCAATCAAGCGCATTTGCATGGCATATGATATATATTATAGTGACAAGACAGCTAATTCCAGCTACAGAAAATCTACTAGCTCTTACAGCATTGGTGATTATCTGAAAAAGCTAAATATCATACAGAACAGAGGAAAGACTTTCGACAATTCTATTGCCGAAGGTTTTACTTTTTACAACGAAATGGATAGTGAATTTGGCGCTGTCGATGATGTTACTCCGGTTACCACTGTCCCCAAGACAGTTCAAAATAGATGGGGCGAGGGTTTTAACGATTCTGAATACAAAATCCTTGAGGAACATTATAGATTCTTGAAAGATTCGAATCCTAATTGCGACAGCAATCAGGAATTATTTATTATTGACTTATGTCATATTCAGCTCAGAAAAATGAGCGCACTGAAAGCTAGATTGGACGACGATTATATTAAGTTGTCTGACGCATATAGAAAGACATTCCAGCAAGCAGGATTAAAGACGATTCGCGACACGAGCGAATCCGAGAATTTTTTGATGGGTGTCACTGCTGAAACAATTGAAAAGTACACTCCTGCTGAATTCTATGCCGACAAAGAATTATATAAGGACTTTGACAATATCGGTGATTATATAGAACGATTCATGTTACGGCCTTTGAGGAATTTGATGCACGGCTCTCATGACAGGGATAAAGAGTATTACGTAAAGGATGAAACTGACGATGGCGACTTTGATGAAGAATAGAAAAGAGCGCGCCGTTGCAAAGAAATCCTTAGACCAGTCACAGGCCGAATTATACAAGAAGTTCCCGGCTGACTCATTTCTGGGTAACGAAACCAATGTAGTGCACTTTATAGCGTGGCTTACATTCTTTCGAAGAAACCTACATCGTTTTGCGATGGACTACTTAGGAATCAAATTGCATTTATACCAAATAATCACGCTGTTCCTAATGGGTATCAATAACTTTATTGTTATTGTCGCAAGCCGTGCGTCTGCTAAATCTTTTGTTATTGCTTTGTACGCATGTTGCCGGTGTATATTATACCCAAATTCAAAGATTGTTTTAAGTTCGAGTACAAAAGGGCAATCCAAACTATTGGTGTCGGAGAAAATTCAGAAAGAACTTATGAGTATGTCTCCCGCTTTACAAAAAGAAATACTCAGAGTCAAAGATAACCAAAACGAAGTTTTCGTGGAATTTAGAAATCATAGCACAATCACTGTTGTTCCCGCCAGTGAAAACGGGCGTGGTTATCGTTCGAATGTGATTGTTCGTGAGGAGTTCAGGCAGATAAAGAAAATTATTGAAGATAGTATCCTATCTCCTTTCCAGATTATTCGCCAAACTCCATATATGATGAATCCCGTATATTCTGATATTCAAGAATTACAAGAGGATTCTGTCGATATATATATCACCTCAAGCTGGTATGACAACGGCGATAATGAGGATGACAAAAACTGGATGTGGAAAATAGTTGACCAAGCATATGACAACATGCTGAAAGGTAAAGATTCTGTTATGCTCGCTTTTGATGAAGCGATTGCAATTAAGCACAAGATAAAGACTATGCGCTATTTCCAAACCGAGAAAAAGAAACAAGACCCTATCACATGGGAACTTGAATTCATGAATTCTCGTGTTCGTGAAAATACAAGAGCATTCTTTAGTCTGTCTTTGCTACAACAGAACCAAATATGCAGACAGCCCTTCTATCCTAGAACGGAGCTTGACGTCAGGAACAAGCGAAAGAATCCATACGACATACCGAAACAAAAAGGTGAAATCCGAGTGGTGTCATGTGATATGGCGTTTGTTTCCAAAGATGGTAATGATAATTCTGCATTTAGTTTAATCCGTGGAATACCGGAACAAACGACTTACAAAAATGATTCCGGTGATATTGTTATTGATAATGGATATCATAGAATTACAAGCCGTATAGAACATATGAAAGGTGGCGAAATCCGCTTGCAGGCAATTCGCATTCGTGAATTGTTTGAAGACTTCTCTGCTGATTATATCGTACTTGACTGTAGAAACGCGGGTAGAAATGCCGTTCAAATTCGGAAACGATTTGAATTATTAGTGTGGAAAAAATCGGGGATGCTGAGATGCAAATCCGAGCAGAAGGCTATATTTAAAAGTATAGTCATGCGCAACGCATAGGCGATGAAACTATGAATAGAATATAATTCGCCCACGAGTCCACGCTACCTAAGAATATAAAGAGAATTGTTGGATAATTACTGACCACTCTTTTAATCTTTGAGCCGAACGTAACACGCTCGGCTTTTTGTATGTCATTTGACGGAGGGTGCAATGTTATTATCAAAAACTGTTGAATTAAAATGGAATTCAAAAATCAAGAAGCATTATGTTGAATTAGGTTATAAGTTTACAAAAATGGGTGACACATTTGTTGCCAATGTAAACGATTTAACATCTGGAAGTATTGCAAATGTAGATATTGAATGTGATTATTGCCATAAAATTTTTAAGAAACATTGGCGTAGATATCTTGCCGAAAATATGAATACAACAATTCATAAAGATTGTTGTTATAGTTGCAAGAAACACAAAATAGAAGAAACGTCAATGGAGAAATACGGAGTAAACAGTGTTTTCAAATTAGACGAAGTTAAACAAAAGATAGAAAATACTAATTTAGAAAGATATGGCTTTAAAAACCCATTCTCGTCTGATGATATTAAAAGACAAATAGAGGTTACGAATATTAAAAGGTATGGTGTATCCAGTCCATTGCAATCCGAAGATATTAAAAATAAGATGGCGGACACATGTATGAAAAGATACGGAGCACCTTCGTATTTACAATCTATTCCTCCCAAAATTGGAAAAGATAACCCAAGATGGAAGGGCGGTGTTAAATATCATCGTGTAGAAAGAGCTACATTTGAATATAACGAATGGAGGAAATCAGTATACGTTCGAGATTCGTATACGTGCCAATGTTGCAATGACAGAAATGGCAAAGGACATGCCGTTAAGTTGTGTGCTCATCATATTAAAAACTGGAAAGACTACCCAAATGAAAGATATGATATAAACAATGGCATTACTTTATGTGAATCATGTCACAACAAATTCCATTCTAAATATGGGAAAACATTAAACAACGAACAACAGTTAAAAGAATTTATTTATATTTATGGTAAAAAGATATGCTGAACTTGTCAGGAAATGAACTGACAGATGTATTGGACAAAAAGCCAATACGATAACAATTTGATTTCTGTCTATGATGCTCTCGCTCGTCCTCTTTATGATGACAGCAGAAACGTTGAGTATCCGCCATTGACTTGTATGAATGATGATTCACTTGCAAATCGAATTAAAGTAGAAGGTGCTGAACCAAGGATATTTGCAATCACAGCTTCTCAAAAACTAAACTCTGATATCGCGCTGGAATTTAGGCGTTTGCTATCTGAAAAGAAAATTGACTTCTTAATCGGTTTTGAACAAGCGCTTGAAGAGATTTTGCCGAATATCAAAGAATATGTGGAAGCCCCGGATGCTGACACACAGATGTTTTTCGAAACGCCTTTCTTGGAAACTCAGGCTATGATTTCGGAAACTGTTAGTTTGGTTTATGAGAAAAAAGCTGATAGCGGTGTTATTGTGATTCACGAGCAAGGTGCCAACACTAAGGATAGATACACAAGTATTTCTTACGGCAACTATTTCATATCATTGTTAGAACGTGACCTGTTATCTCAGGTCGAAGAGTATGAATATTGTACATTTATTAACTAAGGAGGTATTTTGATGAATGGGAACAATAGATAATACTGTCACAGAGAGTCAAAATGCTTCTTCTGCGGCGAATGACAAAAACTCATATGAGTTCAATACCTATAATTCTACTCTTTCTTTGAGAGCATATATATATGGCTTAGACGTTTTCAAGGCATATAAGCCAGAGCAAATCCAAGACATTATCAACCATCCGATGGAAAACAATCAGATACTTAGAGAGCTATCTACTATTCTATATGGTTGTAATGGTATTTATCGGAATACGGTTGATTATATGACGGCGCTTCCAACGCTTGACCATGTTGTAATTGAAAACAGCCCAAGCGAAAGAAAGCGTAAAAAGAATATAGATAAGATGAACACAACACTTAAATCTATTCGGCATAAGCAGTTCGTTAGAGACGCTTTGCGCAAAGGAATGGTTGAGGGTGTTGCTTTTTATTATTTTGAGACTGTGAAACGCCCGTTGTCCTCTAAGAAAATCTATACAGACTTTGAGGTTGAACGGATTGTGGAAATCAATGAGATGGATGAGAATATCAATATTATCTCTCTCCCGTCTGATTACACAAAGATAATCGGTAAACAGAATAATAGATATGTTCTGGCGTTTGACCTTGATTATTTCAACAACTATGTTGGTGAGGACTTAGAGTCAAAGCTCCGGAAATATCCAAAAGAGATTCGCGAAGCGTATTATAAAGGATATCATGGGCGCTGGTGCAAACTTGATGTCAACAAAACCATAGTTCACAAGATTAGTTCATTCTCAGAGGAACAATGGGGAAGACCGCTTGTGCTGGCCGCAATCTCAGATATTTTGTATGGCGATTATTTCACAAATACAAAACGAAATGTTCTTGACGAAATAAACAATAAGGTTATTTATCAAACATTCCCGGAAGGCAAAGAAAAGGGTATGTCTGCGTTAACAAAAACACAGCAGGAAAGACAGCATGAATCTGTCAAATCCGCTGTGATGAATAAGAATAACAGGGGCGGTATATCATTCTTCTCTGTCGCGGCTGGAACGAAAATTGACAGTATTGATTCCAGTAATACGGATATCTTTGATGACAAATACGAATCCAATCTTGGCGACAAAGTTGCTACAGACTTAGGTATTGCGTCTTCTCTGTTGAATGGCACTGGGAGCGGTAACTATTCTGCACAGGAAAACAACCTACGATTAGTAAGTGCTCAAGTATTCGAATGGATTGATAACATCGTAGATGAGTTGAATAAATGCATCAATGCAAATGTTATCAAGGACAAGAAATCCTATGTGCAGTGTGTTTATCTGCCCACAACGTATGCCAATAGAAAAGACATTATTCAAAATGCTAAAGACTTATATCTACAAGGAAGCGGTTCGCTGTCATTGTGGATTAGTGCTTGTGGGATTTCGCCAGAAGTGTATTTTGCCTTATTGGATTATGAAAAGATGGAGGACATTGAGAATAAATATCCTGTCCATCAAACAAGTTTCACATTATCACCAAATTCTGGTGATAACAAAGGCGGACGCCCCGAAGATGAGGACAGCACAAATCCGAGCACTCTTCGAACACGTACTAATGGGTCTAACAATCAACCAAAGCCTAGTACATCTTAATACTGATGTAATCAGAGAGTAGGTATATCCCTACTCTCTTTTTATATAAATACTGTTTACACGGAGGAAATTGTAGTGAAATCATTTGAGCTTTCTCAGAAAGTTTCAAAGAATGGTCGCAGACATTTCAAAGTTATACTGCATGAAATTTATCCCGACTCTTGCGTGGATGAGTCAACTGGGATTGCGACTCAGTATAACGAGAATGGTATCTCTTGGATTAGGGAATATTGCGAAAAAGCACTCGATTCCATTCATGGTATGAGTCTTAAAGCATCTTTTCTGGATGATGAAAGAACACTCCTCTGTGGGCATGGCGAAACAGGATGCAAAGATGATTTACCCCTTTTTGAAGATGCTACAGTTATAGGATATTTTGAAAACGGGTACATTGAGGATGTCGAAACTCCGGATGGGGTCAAAACCTTTTGCATCGGCGAAGGCATATTAGATGGTTTATGCTACAAAAACTTTGCCGAATCTTTGGAAAAGGATATCGAAAATGGTGAACCTCCTCATGGTAGTGTCGAAATCTTGAAAACGGGCGACAATCCGGGGATTGTTTATAAATACGGATTCAAGGATTTCGGTAGAATCCCCATGGTCTTTGAGTATTCCGGATATGCCCTTATAGGTGTTCGTCCAGCCGATCCAACGGCGAAAATTCTTGAACTGAATAATAAGGAGGAAATCGACAAAATGGACAAAGATACAATTAAAGCTATCGTGTCTGAAGTAGTTGATGAGCTGAGTTCTTTTGACGCGCAAATCGAACAGGTGAAAGCTGAGTGCGAATCAAAGATGGCTGAAGTTAATGCTATCGTTGCTGAGAAAGAAGTCACCATCGGCGAGCTGACTCAGACAATTGAAGCTCTGAAAGCTGACCTAGCGAATGCGTTGGCCGAAAGAGATGGTTTACTTGCTGAAAAAGAAGCTATGACTACTAAAGTTGCCGAACTGGAAACTGCGGTAGAGGAAGCGAATAAGGAAAAGAAAATTGGCGAACTGAACGCGGCTATCGATTGCTTTAGCGAAGCTCAGAAAGCTTATGCGAAAGAAGAAATCGAAGCGTTTATGGCAAACCCGATTACCAGCGAAATCAATACCGTTGTCGGAAAGATTCATGAAGAAATCGGCAAGCGTGCATTCGCTGAGTCTCAGAGAAAGTCTGAGAAAGATGACGACATCAATATCTTTTCTGAGGTTTTCGAAAAAGTGAAAACCGAGGAAGTTGATATCTTCAACTAATTAAAATTAGGAGGAAATTGAAATGATTAGAAGCATGGTTAGCAATGGCCATGTGATTAGTCCGTTATAATTCGAAAGATTATAATGAATCCCTTTGAACTGCTGGGAAACCGTAAAACCTTTTTACCACAACAGAATGATGAAACACGCATAGATGTGATGGTTTGAAAAACAAAAGGATAGACGCACAGTAATTGTGCCGAAAATTGGCAATCAGCATCCAAGTCTCGAATAGAGAAAGGTTCAACGACTATCGGCTGTAATGCCGTTAGGGTGCAAGCGCACTCGAAGTGGAGGGCATCTAAACTCTCATTGAGCATGATGAATGATATAGTCTGGACTCGTATGAAAGTACGAGAAGCTATTTATAGCTTGCGCGGCGTAGCGAGCCGTAATTACTAATTCATAAATTACATTTTAACAATGGTGATTATTTGAGACGTAAAACAAACGAACAATTTATCGACGAAGTTAAAAAGAATCACCCGCGATTGCTAGTCCTTGATAATTATAAGAATGTCAGGACAAAAGTCTCTTTGAAGTGTATTGATTGCAACCAAACTTTTAAAGCGACTCCTGCAAGTTTATATATGAAACATGGGTGTCCATATTGTAGTGGGACAGCGAAAAAGACGACGAATCAATTTGCTGAAGAAATGCAGGAAAGGAATCCATCTATAGAAATAATTGGCGAATATGTTAATAGCAAGACCCCTATTGAATCGCGCTGTAAGGTGTGTGGGCATATCTGGAATCCTACCCCGAACTCTCTACAACAAGGGAAAGGATGTCCAGAATGTAGCGGGTTAAAGCGAAAAACTCAAGAACAATTCATTTTAGAGATGGAGCAATTGCATCCAACAATCATAGTGGTCGGTCAATACAAAAATAATAGAACAAAAGTAAAGTGTAAATGTACTCAATGTAATGAATATTTTCATGGCGTACCACATGCAATGATTGATGGCGGAAATGGATGTCCGAATTGTACTACATCTCGTGGCGAAAATAGAATCAAAGAGTGGTTAAAATCTCATAACATCGTGTATGAATGCCAACATATATTCAAAAAATGCAAAGATAAGCGAGTTTTACCATTTGATTTCTATTTGCCACATGAGAATGTTGTAATTGAATACGATGGGATTCAGCATTTCAAGATAAGCGAATTCTTTGGCGGGATTGACAGTTTTGAAAAATTGAAATTGCATGATGAAATAAAGACTGAATACTGTAAAAGCCACGGCATTCGGTTATTAAGAATACCATATTTAGACTACGACAATATTGAAACTATACTTGAAAATGAATTAGTAAAATGACAAACGCATCGTAAAGTTGAAACTCTTGGCATGTATGACATCGCGAAGATTAACCCTGTTTTAACAGCTAATAAAGACGTTGCTAATTACAGCTTCATCGTTGACGACGGTATCACTTACGTGGTTATGAATGAGTTTACCGGCGACGAAGCCTATCTGCCGAATGCTACTATCAAGGCTGGCGATTTCCTGAATGGATATGATATCTCCGCTTGGGTGAATCAGAAGTTGGTTATTGATGGTGAGCATGTGACTGGCGGCATCACCGATTTGACTGTCGGTACTTCTACGCTAGTTGTTGATGCTACGACTGGTAAGCTGAAGGCTGGCACTCCTGAAGCTGGCGAGTTCGGTTTCAAGGTTACTGAGAAGACCACTCTGACTGGCGCGGCTATCAAAGCTCGTATTTTTGTTGGTGCTTAATTATTATTTTTGGAGGTAATATCATAATGAATACAACTTATGAATTAAACAACCTTCGCAAAGATGAGCTGTACATGAACAGAATCATCAAGAAGGACAGCATTATTTCTGAAGTGTTCAACGCGCTGGTTGCTGGTAAAGAACTTCCTAGCAAGGCTGGTGTTGACATGGCTGTTAACGAAATCAAGGCCATGGGCGAAAGAGCCAAGAATGGCGACCCTGTAGCTATTGCTGAGCTGAATACTCTGAGACGCTTCTACGTGGAGCCGTTACTGAAAGACGAAATGAAACTGTTGGGCGTGTTTGGTAACTACACCGCCGTTGGATTCGATGAGACCATCGAGCGCGAAGTTCCTACCTACAATGGTGAAATGTCCCGTATGCAGGCGACTGCTGGCGACGTTGTGTTCCCCGCTGTTACTGTTGAGCGTTACAACGTTCCTACTTTCACCGTGTCTGGTGGCTATGCTGTTGACTACCGCAGAGTAGAGCTGGGCGATATGTCTCGTGAAAACGAGGGTATGGAGCAGGTTCGTATTGATATGCGGAATCGCGCGGCCAAAGCTATCGTGCAGAAAATCTACAACGCCGTTAAGAATGCTACTGGTGTGAAGTATCTGGTAGAGGATGCTGGCTTGACCAAGACTAACGTTGACGCCGCTATCGCGAATGTGCGTAGAGTAGGTCGTCCTACCGTTGTTGGTGATTACGCTCTGCTGTCTCAGTTCACTCCTTGGGCTGGTTATGTTGGCAGTATTGCTAATAATACCATCACTGGTATTTCTGAAGCTGTTATGAATCAGATTGCGCAGAACGGTCTGCTGGGCATGTACAACGGTACTGTGCTGGCTGAAATCGACAATGCGTATGATTACTCTACCCTGAATGCGGCTGGTACTAACTTTGAGACCATGTGGCCGACTGGCATTGCCTTCATCGTGCCTACTGGCATTCAGTCTCCGATTGCTACTTATACTCGTGGCGGAATCACTTCCTTCACTGGCAACAACGTGAAAAACGGCAAGGTTGAAACTAGATTTGACATTGAGGTTGGTTGCGATATCGCCAAGGGTCGTGAGTTCCAGATTGGTGTTATCAGAGACACTAACCTTTCTCCGCTGTAATTTAATAGAACATTAGAGAGAGCATAATTATCATGCTCTCTCTTTTTCTTAATGAATAGGACAAAATAATGGAAAAAGATAACAAGTTGAACTTTTACTGCTATTCATTAAAATTGTTTCATTTTCTTAGTGCATTTAATGAACATTGTTACACATCTAAAATCAACTCTGTAAGCGGAAGCCGTTATTGGGTATTCCACAAATCAGAGCGGTTAGACAAATTGATTCTACTGTACAATGATTTAAAGCACAGATATTAGTTGACAACAAAAAAATAATAGTTGAAATGAGGTATTAAAATGGCGAGAACTGCTAAGAAAGATACAATCGAAAAAGTTGAGCAGACTGAAAATATTGAACAAGTTGAAGAATATGTTCCTGTTAATTTAGACCAAATGGTAACTGTGAAGAATATCGCCGGTTGGACGGTAGGTTTTGCAAGACTGACTGGTATTGGCGATGTGTCCATTCCGAGATTTGGTTCTACTAGATTATCTCGATTGGAAATTATTTCTCAATCTCAGAACGGGAATAAGTTGTTTAACGGCATTGAAGACCAAGACCGTGGCGACCATGCGACTTTGATTATTCAGGATAAAGTTACGCTGAAAGAACTTGGTTTTGAAAATGCGGAAGTTTTTAGCGACGCCGTTGTCAAGGATTTGTTCGCAATTCGAGATGACAAAGATTTTGAAAATGCGTTAGCTGACAAAATCCGGACTCGCGCCGAGAAGTATGCAATCATGATATCTATCATTCGGCAGAAGCTTAATGATTATAGCAAAATCCGGATTATTGAGCAGTATACTGGGTTTAAATTAGATAAAGTAATGCAAAGCGAAAAGAATATTCGTTAGGAGGACATGCTATGGAATACACTACCGCGCAGGAAGTTTACGACAGCTTTGAAAGTTCTTTTCGGGATAAAGAGGTTATTCCTGCATCACTGGAATTAGTCTGGCTGAAAAAAGCGGTTGCAAGGTATTCTATAGAACTAGACAGCATTTCCTTTGATGACGACAGTTTATTGTTTGACTCAAAGCTAAATCAATATGTTATAGATACACTTGCGTCGTTCATGAAACAGCTATATCAGGAACGTGAAGTTTCAAAGGTAAATAAACGGGTATCTATTGTGAGTAAAGACATTTCTATTGATGGCAATAACGGTAGTAAGACTGCCGCACGAGAAGAGCTCGCTTATGTTGATTCGGTGGCCAGCCACATGGTACACAATCAAAAACCCACGGCATATGTATAAGGTGGTGATACTATGGCACAAGAATGGTATCTATTAACATCACCATTTACTCAGCTAGGTGGCTTTGAAGGCGAAGCGTTTAATGACTATGCCGGTGACAGCTTTTCAGAGATGTTACTGGAAGTAGGAATCGACGTAGAATTGTGTAATGCTGATTTGTCTGAATGTACGCCTATTAGGGTAATACTTGAAAATAGAACACAAGATACGAAACTAAATGACTTTCGTAGGCTTGTACTTGCGACAATTGGTACTCTCACATCCGGGATGTACATTAGATATGATAATCGCTACTGGTTAATTGAAAGTATTGTTGACAACAACGGATTATACGAAAAAGCCGTTTTAGTTTTCTGCAACTGGAAACTAGTATGGGTTAATAGTAACAACAAAGTAATTGAGCGCTGGGCGTATGTACAGTCTGCTTCGCAGTATAACAACGGGCAACGAGAAAACAGATTCTTTGTTATTCAGACAGACCAATTGCTTGTTTCAATGCCAGACGATGATGAATCAATGATGCTTGACCAAGGTAAGCGGTTCATCATGGACAAGCGGACTTTGATATACGAAAAAGGCATTCCGGACGATGTTGCTATTGATACTTCGTATCGGGTTGATACTTATAAGATGACAAGAAGTGACAGTGTTTTATATAACTATGTCGGTTCTGGGCATCATGAAATTATGATTTCACAGGATGAACAACATGTTGGTGACGGCTTTTACCGTATTGATGGCGTAGGATACTGGCTATGCAATGATAATGATAGTGATTTGCTTTCGACAGAAAGTCCCGAACCGACTGAAATTATTCGCTGTGATATCTTGGCCGAAAGTGAAGTTATCCTTATAGGAAATGGCGCTTATTCGTTTACGGCGCTTTACTATGATGAGGAAGGAAATATTGTAGATGGTGAAACGCCGCAATGGGAAATCAAATGTGATTTTCTCGACAAGCTACAAGTTGATGAGAAAAACAACACGATAGAAATAGCAGTTTATGATTCAAGCCTATTTAATTCATCATTTGAGTTATTATTGAAATATAGCTCAGAAATAGAATGTAGTAAGAAAATCAAAATTAAAGCCGCTATATAAATGGATGAGAAATGGGAAGAAAATATACAACAAGGGAAATGGGCGAATGGAAAATCCGGATTGGCAACGCTCTTATGAATTCCGACGAAATCATGGAATTGCTAACTGGAAAAGACCCGTCTACTCTCTCAAAGAAAGAACGAGTTGCAGAGTTTAAAAAATACGTATCATCTCATTTGTTTATAAATGACCCGTCTATGGGAAGCGTTTTAGAGGAAACGGATTCAAGAATATTTTACGATATCAGATTTTTGAAATTGCGACCTCAAATAAAGGACTGTAGTATCATCCTTTATGCTTTGTGCCATAGAGATATATTAGAGACTTATGAAGGCGACGACTATGTTGGTAATCGCGCCGATGTATTAGCGCAGATGATTGAAAGTGCTCTGCTTGATGAAGAGATAGTTAAGAAGTTTGGTATTGGTGATTTAGAATTGGACAACGTAGATATCTATAATACCACTACAATGTACGGACACATTATGACATTCAGTGTCCCCAATTTTAGGTAATGCGATTAACCTACGATGATTTAATCGCGCCTAGTGACGTCCCTATTTCGTTGTCAATAGGGAATGTCAAAAAGCATACTTTGCACGAAATATATAAGCATGGTGTTAATCTTTTTCGCATGTACGAGGTTTATTTGAAACTCACACCTTATGATTATTATGAACAATTAAACAAAAAGGCCGGTGAGGATTATTGGGTATTGTTATCCGATGAACAAAAGAAAGAGATAACGCTTTATGATATTTTGGTGTCGAACGACGAAATGGCCTTTACTTATCAAGAAATTTTTAATTTCTTTTTCTATGAGCGGGTCATTTATCGAGACAAGGTTTTTGCGCTTATCGAAACAGATGATTATGAAAGCGGCGATGATGAGATAGAGATTACACCTGAAAATCTCACGGGTGTCATTCATCCGAAAAATTTCGACGAGATTCTTGATGTTTTACAGCAAGTGTGCTGTATACAAGAAGATGATGTTCTTGAGGAAAAGAATCCGAAGTTCAAAAACAAAAAAGCAAAGATGTTATACGAAAAGATGCTTAAGGCGAAAAGAGAACAAAAACGGAGAAAAAAGATTGCTGACCAAAAGAATCTTTCACTTCCGAATGTTATTTCTTCGACCGCCGCCAAATGCCCCGGATTGAATATCGTCAATATTTGGGAATCCACGCTATTTCAATTATACGACCAATTTGGGAAGGTACAAAATAATGACGTGCATTATGTAAATAGTGTGCGCGTATCTGTTTGGGGCGACGAGAAAAATAAATATGACTCTGGCCTTTGGTATAAAAACAATTTTGACAAAGACTAAATTAGGAGGTTACGATAAATGCCTGATATTAATAAAGCTAATCGGCAGGTTTGTGATGTTGATATTCGTATCTTAAAAACAATGGCTCCTTTCCTGTACTTCGACACAGCTAATACTACAACCGCTGGTCTGTCTGGCGACTCTGTGTATGCTATGAAGAAAGGTGTGCGTGCTATCGCTTTCCATAACCCGATTGAGGGTACTATGACTATCGAAGCGCAGGTTATGCCGTTCAAGGCTTATGCCCTGTTCTCTGATGGTGTTATTGATAACACTGCGGCTTATGCTGTAAAGAAAACAATTAAGTGCACTACCGCTGGCGAACTGACTATCGAAAATGCAAAAGCTGGAACTGTATTCGTATATGCCGCTGGCGAGTTTGGAAACACAGCAATCGCTGGTACTTATGCTAACAATAAATTTACGGCTACCGAACCGTCTGCTATCGCGGTTGATACTGAGTACGAGGTTGGTTACATCGTAGAGAGAACCGAGAACGTGAAGAAGGTGTCCTTCAATAACAAGAAGGTTCCGCAGGACTACTATATTGTTATGAACACCTTGGATAAAGGCGAAGACGACAGCCTGACTCCGTTTATCATGACGGCTTATAAGGCGTCCATCCAGAGAGATTTCGAACTGTCCTTCTCTTCTGAGGGCGACCCCGCATCTGTGACTATCACATTAAATAATAATAGTGTGCGCGTACAGAAATGTGCGTGATAAGATAACCTATCGAATTGCTGAAAAACCCTAAAGCTATATATGCTACAACGTAAGAATGAAATAAGTCTAAGCGTGAATGCGGCGAAAGCAGAAAAAAATATATAGATGGTATACGGTTAAATCCTAAGTATCGGGACAATGGGCAACCAGCATCTAAGACTCGAACAGAGTAAAGTTCAACGACTATCCGGAAGGAGTACACCATAAGCGTTTGATGGTGGAAGTGGTAGGCATCCGAAAGGATGAAGATATAGTCTGCACTTCGTATGAAAGTACGAGAAGCGATATTTCGCTTGGGAATATGTAGCGAATATTCCTTAACATAATGGTTGACTTGCTTGAGGATTCTCAGGGACGTGTGCTAGATATTGTCGAGGATACTACCGACGTAGAATAACATTTTCATGGGTGGGTGTTTATAACGCCCACCCCTTTTTAACGTAGAATGGGAAATAGATTTGAAAAGTTCAAATATAATGTAGGCGATGTTATCAAAGATGGCAAGAGACATCTCGAAATAACAGATTGCTATTACATTCCTAATATGCCTGTGCTCTCCCATCTGAGCAAACTGGGATAAACTATAATTCAAGTGCATTAAGGCACTCTATTAAACGAGGTCAAAAATACAAGAACAATAAGTATATTTACATATATCGTAAAGAATTTAACAACGCAAAATCTGAGTTCCCCGAAAAATGTCACGGGGACTTTTTTTATATCAAGGAGGACATAGCATGATTAAAGAATGTCCAGTTCTTTTAAATAACGAAGCAGTAACCGTAGTAAAATACGGCGATGCAGAAATCCAGTTTCCGTCCATCAAAAAGGACGCGAAAAAAGTAAACGTAAAGTTTGATAACGGGAAATATTCTATTGTCGATGACGCGGCGAAAGCGGAACCCGAAATCAAACCGGCTGACGAAGAGCCAGTCAAAGCAAAAACAAAAAAGAAAGCAATCAAGGCGGAATCCGAAGAACTTGGTGAATAAGATTGTATTGTAGTTATTAAGGGATATTATATTGCAATCTTAGCGATATTGTATCCCTTATTTTTTTTCGAGAGAGGTAATGCAAATGGGAAGAAAAACTATTGATTTTGAAAGTTTAGACGAAGCGATTTCCTGCTACGGGCGGTCTAATTTAATTCCAATCGACAACCTGAAACAAATAATATTCTATGTAAAAAATGGTTGTCAACCGCGCTTTGTGTGGGAAAAAGAATCTGAATCCGGGAAGATTACAGCTTGGTTTTTAAAGCAAGAAACCAACTTTGTTTATAAAAAATGGCTAAACTCAAGGCCGACTAGCACATGAATGTAGGAAAAATTTTCGAGAATGATTTCATCAAAAGTATACCGGATTATGCTTGGCACATACGAATCCCGGATGCCGCACAATCTTTCGCGCCAAATCCATCATTACGATTTAGCAGAAAGAATCCGTTTGACTTTATCGTATGGAATCCTAATACTCTCACACTCTATGCACTAGAGCTAAAAACAACAAAAGGAAAATCAATTTCCTTTGAACGCGACAAAAAAGAAAATAAGGCTATCCACTATCATCAGATTGACGGCTTAAGCCGTGTTGATAAATACGACGGCATAGTTAGTGGTTTCGTTATCGAATTTCGCGAATTAACCAAAACCGTATTTATATCGATTTCCGAATTTAATAAACTCATCTCGATTATCAATAAATCGAGCATTAACTATGATGATTTGGATACGCATGATATCAAGTATATAGAGATACCACAACAGCTATTGAAAACGCACTATCAGTACGACATACAATCATTTTTTGATAATACAGGACTGAATGGGAGGAAAAGAAATGAAGTTTAACAATAAACTTACTTTGAGTGAATACACTGTCATCACAGAGAATATTGCTAACGCATATTTCGACAGAGAGACCGGCGAGTATGTCCCGCACATTGGTGAGCTTTTCACATTAGCAACATACTTCAACAACTGTACCATTACCGAGGAGGCCGATGGTATAGACGGTTTCATCACAGATATCAATGATATTGAAAAATTAACAGATAATGATGAGTTTATGGAAGCATTCGATGACGCCATCAAAGCCGAGCCACGAATCGGAATTGATTTCGCAAACGCGTATCGTAATGCTCATGACATCATTGAGCAGAGAAAGAACGGGATGTATCAATTTACAACAAATACTCTTCTTGGTCTCAAGACTGTCGGTGAGATTTTAGAAAAGACAATCTCCTCTGTCAACATGGAACAGCTTTCTCAGATTTCTAAAAACATTGCCGATGGTGATTTGAATGTAGGTGATATTGCAAAAGAATTTCAGAAAACCGACAGATATAAAGAAGTACTTTCTGGAGCTGATGCGTAATGCCGACAGCAACAAGTTTTAGCCAACTACAAGATATGATGAAAAAAGAGCTTCGAGCCGCCATGCATGACGCGCAAGACAAGGTACTGAATGTCATGAAAGAAGAAGTAGCATCATTCTATTCTATGGGAAGCCCCAGAATATATGACAGAACCGGAACCTTGGAATCTTCGCCCAGAGTTACCGGCGTAAATGGTGGTGCGACACACTATGAATTCGAAGCATATCTGGATACAGGTCTTAGCTATCTTGTGCCTAACCCGGCATTTACGAGTTTGGGGTTGCCTAGCTATTTCTCGACTTTAGAAGTCTATACAGCCGCCGAAACACATACGGCAAATGTACTTGGTCGCCCCGGATTCTGGGCGAGGTCGGAACAAAGATTCCAAAAAGAATTAGACAGCGCAATGAGAAGTCATTTTAGTTAAAGGAAGTGATAATGATGAGAACGCCAAAGAAAGTGTATGGGCGAAGCACTGTGTACAATAAGATTGTTACGCCTGAAAAGTTAAGCCGAGTTAATCCGAAAAACCTAGAGCTGGAAAAGGATTACCTTGAGTATATGGTCTCAATTGATACAGCGGCTTCGTCATTATATCAGTACAAAAGTAACCTACATGTTTTCTGGGTCTGGAATCTGGAATATAACGAAAACAGATTTTTCGTTGATTTGAAAAAGCGACAAGTCTCCAAATTTCAGGCACATGCGATTCAGGAATGGGGCTGGAGTCCAAAGCGCTTAAGAACGGTTAAGGCCACTCTCTCATCTCTTAGTAAGTATATATACAACATCTTAGACGATGAGTATGAAGATTATAAACCAATAATTAATGATATCAAAAGCCCAGCGGATGTTCCTGTTAGGGAAAAGACAGTTTTTACGAGCAGAGAATTACAAGGTCTGCTGGATTATCTAGTCGAAAAAGAGGAATACATGAAAGCCGCTATACTCGCTGTGGCGATTAATAGTGGACGAAGAAAGTCTGAGCTTCCTCGTTTTAAAGTACATTATTTTGATAGGTCAAATTTGATATGCGAAGGCGCTTTATACAAGACGCCAGAGAAAATGGTAACCAAAGGCCGTGGAATGGAAGGGAAATTATTGGATGTGTACACTTTAGCAAAGCCAGTACAACCATATCTTGATTTGTGGATGGCTGAGCGGAAAAAGAAAAAGATAAGAAGCCAGTGGTTATTCCCGAAGTATTCTGACGGTAAATGGCGCGACAAACCCATTGAAACAAGTCTTTTGGATGTATATGCAAAAGAATTTAGTGAGATTTTGAGAAAACCTTTTTACTGGCATTCACTTAGACATTATTTCTCAACATATCTGTCTGAACAGAATATCCCCGATACTGTCATTCAAGATATGATTGGATGGGAGTCAGGCGACATGGTGCGCTTGTATGTTGATACTCAAAAAGAAAACCAATTTGAAAAGTTTTTCGGAAAGGATGGTATCAAAGATATTAAGCAAGGTTTAATTCAAGAACTATAGCCGTTTAGATTATTTAATCTGACGGTTATTTTTTATGCAAGGAGGGGAAATAATTGGCAGATTTTAGAGCAAAAATTATCGGCGAGATTGACTTAAAAAATGCTCAATCTTCAATCGATGCTTTTTGCAATCAGCGACGGCAATTAAATATTGATGTCAATTTACTCAATAATGGAAAGATTATTTCACAGTTAAGCTCCATTGGGCAACAAGCGGGTGGCCAGTTTGCCGCTTCGTTTAATAGTAGTCTTGGAAAGATTAATACTACACAAGCTACGCAACAATTACAACACTTGCGCGATGCTTTAGGGAATAAGTTTAACTTTGATTCATCTGCGATAAATAGCATAACCAAAAACATCAACAATATGGATATCGCTGTGCAAAGCATTCAAACAAAAATGCGGAGCAAGGGCGGTTTAGATGTTACTGTTAAAGGCGTTGACCAGATGGGGCGTGCCGTTACCATTACAAAACAATTTGATAAAGCTGGCAACCAACTACAATCAACGCTAAACACTGTCGCGGCGGCTGAAAAGGCTGTTTCTAGTGCACAGTTAACAATATCAGGCAATAACCTTACAACGTGGGCGAATAACAATTCGAGAGCTGTAAAAGCATACGGTGACAGGATACAAGAACTCCAGAAACGTATGCAAGACATGCAGGCGAATGGTGCTTCTGCGTCACAGTTTAAAAAGTGGACTGACGATGTAAAAATATTACAATCCGAAGCCAGAGCAACGGGCAACATCGGTAAAACTCTTGGAGAGCAATTCGCTCAGTCGTTTGGCAGTATTACCAGATTTGCCATGTCATATGTAAGTATCTATCAGGTTTTTAACACAATACGAAACGGTATACAGACTGTTAGAGACCTTGATGATGCTTTAGTTGACTTACAGAAAACTACAACAGCAACCCCAGCCCAGTTAAACGGGTTTTACGATAATGCAAACCAGATAGCAAAGCAATACGGCACTACGACTCAGCAAATCATTCAGGGTGCGGCTGACTGGTCACGTTTGGGCTATAATCTGCAAGATTCCCAAACGATGTCAAAGCTGTCATCCCAGTTCTCTGCGATTTCGCCGGGGATGGACGTTGAGACTAGTACAAGCTCTCTTGTAGCCACAATGAAGGCTTTCGGCATTGAAGCTGATGATGTTTTAGACGGTATCATGTCGAAAGTAAACACTGTTGGTAACAACTTTGCTCTCTCGAACTTGGATGTTATGACCGCCCTGAAGAACTCTTCTGCTTCCATGGCGGCGGCGAATAATACATTCGAGGAAACGGTTGCATTGATTACTGCCGGTCAGGAAATCGCACAAGATAGTTCCAAGGTTGGTAACGCTTTGAGAACGATTTCAATGCGCATACGAGGTGGAGTCATGCCTTCTCATATGGAAACATATGAGCCGTGTTGCGCTTAATAAATGCACGGTTAAACAAACTATATAAGTCAAAGGGATGGGAATCCAGAGACTTAGGAAAGATTATGATTTGTATTTTCATGTCATCACCATAGGTGGTGATTTTTTATTTACATCAAATATAAGAAAGATGATGTCATTAAAGATATTGAATCGAGATGATTCAATGTAATTGAATATTTTAATAACTCTTATATTATTGCAACAGATTCTTTTGGGTATAAATATAAATTAAATTACACAAATATACTCAGCGGGAAAAAGCCAAGTATGTTAATGAGAAATCCATTTGCCATTGATAATCTTAAACAATATTTGTCTAATAATCACCCATATTATGAATTGATAGACAATGAATATGCTGGATGCAAAAAGAAAATGAGATTTATATGCCATAAACATTTAGACCAAGGTATCCAGTTTAATACACCAGATAATATTATAAACAATCATCATGTTTGTAGATATTGTGGATATGGGAAGATGGGGATAGAAAAACGGATTGATGAAAGCACACTTATAAATAGATGCAAAGAACTTTCATTGGAATACAAAGGAAGAACATCAAAAAATGGCGAATCATATATCCTATTTACATGCCCAAAACATGTCAAAAGAGGTGTACAAGGGATATCGTGGACTCATCTTAAGGATTGCGCAAATGGATGCTCTTATTGTACTTCGAGTAATGGGGAAAATAGAATACGAAATGTATTGACAGACTTAGGTTTTGAGTTTGAAGAGCAGAGGAAATTCAAGGAATGTGTTGATGTAAGAGAATTAAGGTTCGACTTCTATATTGAAGATATACATACAATTATTGAGTATGACGGTCAGCAACATTTCATGCCAGTTAATTTTAGTGGCAGAGGAATGGAATATGCAACGAAGATGTTGTTTAATACGCAAAAACGAGACCGCATCAAAGATGATTTCTGTAGATTAAATAATATAAGACTAATTCGTATATCATATATCGATTACGATAACATAGAAAAAATATTGCATAAAGAATTGATGAATGAAAATACAAATACATAAAATCCTCAGAGACTACGGGATACATGTGGTAACATATGTATTGAAGTTTGTTCTCCCTGTCAAATGACGAGAGTAATATATAGTCCGAACTTCCGAAAGGAACCTTCATGTTTTTACATGATTGCCACACTATAATCCAATTATTATGAAATGTGGGAGTTAGCCAGAAATGACTAACCGCTATACTTTGTATAGTCAGTAGGCGAAAGCTGAAAGTAACAGATTTTGATGAACGAAGAAACCGAGGAACTTGACGATGGTCTGGTAAATATCAAGAGCGATATTTCAGAATTCACCGGCGGCAAGGTATCGATTATGGAGGACGAGGATTAGTAATATAGTCCCCCTGTATGGTGACATATAGGTAAACAGTTGGCTCAAATCGGTGAAAGTCCAGAGATGGATGATACCGAGGGTAAGATTTGAATGATTTAATTTTTCATTCAAAATCCCGTAACGACCACAGCGGTATAAGTAATTATACCACGTATGCCAACCGTCTCAATGAGATGAAGGTATGGTCTGTTCTGCAACAATAATCTAATAATGAAATTGCAGAGGTAGGCAGAAATGACCTACCCCTCTTCTATTTCGAAGAGAAGTAACAATAAGACATATAAATCCACATACGATATCTTGCATGATATCTCAGAGGTCTGGGATGAATTAACTGATAAGCAAAGAGCTGGATTAACAGAAAAACTATTCGGCAAAAATAGAGCAAACATCGGTGTTGCCATCATTAGCAACTTTGCGCAAGCAGAAGCCGCCATGCAGAAAATGGCCGACTCTGCCGGTGATGCCGACGCCGAAATGGGTATCATTACCGAATCAATCTCTTATAAACTTAACGCCCTAAAAGAAACTGGCACTGGTATATTCCAGAACCTATTTGCGCGAGACGATGTAAAAGTTGCCATTGATGGTTTAACGTCGTTACTTGAAATCGTCGAAAAAGTAACAGATGTCTTAGGACTATTTGGAACCGCCGCTGTCGCTGGTGGTGCATTTTTCGGCATATCAAAAATTATGTCGGCATTCAAAGAGCTGAAAGCGTTAAACCAAGTTACGTCATTAGTAAACGTGTTGTCAACTGCATTCCCAAGAATGGCTAATTCTATTGCTGGGGTGCAAGCGGCATTTTCAGCTTTTACATCTACTATGGCATCAACTGGGTCTGTCAGTGCGGCATTAGGTGCATCATTTACTTATTTGAGCGCCACAATTATACCAGTTGTTGCCGGGATTGCGGCGGCAGGCGTGGCATTATATGGCCTTTATAAATACACGCATCAGGCCGAAGATGCAAATAAACGTCTCGAAAATTCTTTCCAGCAATACAAAGATTCTGGCCAAGAACTAACAGATTTGAATTCTAAGCTCGAAGAAACCAGAAGCAAAATTGATGACTTGCGCGGTAAGGGAACGCTTACTATTTATGAACAAAGCGAGTTAGGCAAGTTAGAACGTGTTTCTGCAGAGCTTGAAAAACAAATTGGATTACAGGAAAAACTAAACGAGAAAGACGCGAAACAGGCCGCAAAAGATGCCCAAGATGCGTTCGAAAAGAACTTCGGCAAAAAAGGATTAGACCAAGGGCTAATCGACGATACAAATAATCTGTTCTCTACTGGCGCGTATGATTATGTTGATGCTATCACAAGCGGTAATATTATGCGTGAACTTGCAGGTGTGCAAGAAGCAAAACGTGCCGCTGACGAATGGTATAATTCAACCGCTGAAGATGCGCAGGCCAATTGGGAACAGGCGAATAATTATATCGACCAAGGTACTGATAAGATTTGGGGACAAGTGGAAATGCTTCAAGGATATCTTGATGTATTTAACGAGTTACCCGAAAGTACGAGGGCGAATTATCAAGGTACTATTGACCAAATCCAAGGCACAATTGATACCGTTTGGCAAACTCTTGACCCAGATAAATGGAGAGAGATGAAGTTCACGGAACTGTACAATGCCGACGATATCAAAGAAGCCAAGGAAAATTTAAAAGACCTTGCCAAACAACAGGGTGAATTATCTGTTGACGACATAGAAAGAAATTACAGCGATTTAGCGCAAAAGATTAAGTCAGCTGGATTCGATGTTCAAGATTTCGTTAACGTAATTAACCAAGAAGTTAATGGCGACGGAGTTGAAGGCGTTACTGATGGCGTTGAGCAATTAGCGGAAACGACAGAATCTACCACTGAAAAATTTGTCAAATTCCAAGCGGCAGTTTCCACCGCTTTAAGCGAATCCCAGTCCGCCACAGGTTTGACGACGGAAAGTGTTGATGCGCTAAAGAACGCTTATGCCGGTCTCGAAGGTTTTGACCCGGCGAGACTCTTTGAAAACACTGCAAACGGTATTCATCTAAATGAGGAATACTTTAAAGAGCTAAACGAGCAAGTTGCGAATAATCAAATTAGAACTGCGATGCAGGATATCTTTGATTTACAGCAACAGATAAATGAAGCTAAACAAGCTGGCGAAGATACTAGCGGGTTAGAAAGTGAGTTACAGCAAGCTCAGCAATTAAAGGCTCAATACGACGGTATACTCTCCTCTTACAATGCTTGGAAGAGCGCAATGTCTGGCGGCAACGAGCGTGATTCTTATGAATCAATCGGCTCAAGCTATAAAGACATGAAGGAGATTTTAGACAAAGGTTGGTTTGGCGATGAATCGGTAGACACCTATCTTGACATGATGCTAGGTGCCGAAAATCGTACAAATGATATTGTTGCTGACTTTGAAAGACTGAATCAGACTATTGAGGGTACATCTCATAGCCTGATGGATTACTGGCAGTACGACAGCGACAAAAACTTAGTCTCTGATGGTTTGTTCAATTTCCTTGACGACGTAAAAACAAAACTTGGTGACGACTTTGTTTCCCTCGATGAAGAGGGGAATTATGCCTTTGACTTTACCGGTGAAAAATTACAGCAAGTAGCTGACGCGTTTGGAATCTCTACAGAGATGGTTCAGCTCTTCGAGCGTGCTTTGATTGATGCTGGTATGGCCGTGCAATTGGGCGATGCACCTATTGCCGACCAAATATCTAGTGCAAAAGAAGCGGTACAGGCATTACAAGAAAGTGGCGATATTTCAGGTGGAATTGACCTGAATTTTGATGTCGAGTCTGCACCACTTGATGATGTCAAATCTAAAATCGACGAGCTTAAATCAGAAAGGATAAACATTGATGCGGAAGAAAATCCGGAAGCGGCCAGTGCTTTAGATAATCTGATTTCAAAGCTGGAGCAGGAATATAACCTTCGGCTGAATCTTGAAACAAATGGCGGGTTAGACAAGGCGGCTGTATGGATAGACCAAATTAACGAGCTTATAAGTTCGAATTCCAACTCTGTCCTAACTGTTGACGCGGTTGTAAATGGTAGCGAGCAAATTTCTGCTATCGTCGGAGAGATAGCTCAACTACCGCCAGAAGTCCAAACCACTATTGGTATACAGGCAGAAAATGTTGGTAGCGTTGAGGGAATACTTAATCAGCTTGCGTCTAGTCCTGAAAGTATTACTGTCCCTGTTAATTATACTGCTGGGCAATCACCGCAAGCTGTCGAAGACGCACAGGGCGTTGCCAATTATATACTTGGTGATTATCCTAAACTATTGCCAGATGCAACAGGTAAAGCTAATTTTACCCTTGGTACATATCCTCAAACCGTTCCCGGCGTTTGGGGTACTGCGAACTTTACTCTTGGCAGTTATCCGACTTCTATGCCGTCGATTACGCAAACTGTACGCAGGACTTATGTTGACCAAAAGTATACCGGAACAATGCAGTCCATTGGCCGCGCACATGCTAGTGGCTCAGCATATAATGTAACGAATTATAGAAGTGCTTATGCGGACGGCAAAGTCGCACTTGACAGAGACGAAATAGCTTTAGTAAATGAGCTGGGTCAGGAATCCATTATACGTGATGGACATTGGTTATTACTTCCTCCGGGAATGCACGAACAGTCCTTAAAGAAAGGCGACATTGTTCTTTCGGCTGGTCAAACGCACGCTTTGTTGACGTCAGGCGTAGCGCCGGGTACTGGACGTGCCTTGGCAAGTGGAACATTGCTAAATGCATACGACAGCGGTTCTGGCGGAAAGCGAAGAAAATCTTCATCTTCTACCACGAGCGCAAGTAGTAGTTCTAGCAAGAAAAGCAAAAGTAGAAGTAAATCAAGTAGCAAATCCTCATCTTCATCCAAGTCCAAAGATTCTAATTCTTCGTCCGATTCTGACGGAACAGAATTTGACTGGATTGAAATTAAAATCGAGAAGATTGAGCGAAAGATTAAAAGGTTTAAAACCGTTGTTGACAATACGTTCGAAAGCTTTTCGAAGAGAACAAAATCTCTCAACAAAGAAATTGGTAAGACTGTAAAAGAAATTGGTATTCAGGAAAAAGCGGCTGACGCATATCTAAAAGAAGCCAATAGTCTTGGCTTAAGTAAGAAATGGAGAAACCGCGTTAAGAATGGCAAGTATGACATCAGCGAAATCGAGGATAAAGACCTTGCGCAAAAAGTCAAAAAATACCAAGAGCTTTACAAGAAATATCAGGATTGCAAAACCGCTGTAAACGAGTTGACAAATTCCCTTGGTGAATTGACCAAAGAGCGATTTGAGCTAACTATTACTAAGTGGGATAATGCTGTCCAGAATTTGGCACATTCTGTAGAACATGTCGAATCTTTAATTAGTCGCAGAAATTCTTTTGCGAATGAATACAGAGCGGCTACTTAAAGATTCGA